CAATATTCAGTCAAAGAAAACATAGAGTGGCGTTCTCAGGTATACCAGGCAGTATAATATGGTATACTTATGGTTATGAAAAAGCAAAATCCTAATCAAATTGGTAAGTCTAAGATCACAGTTTTAGATAAAAACTACGATTGGGGTATATATGTTTGGCAGAGAGAAAACGGAAAGTGGTTTACGGATGGTCAGGGAAACATCCTAAACATTCCGTCCCATAGGGGAGATGAGATACAGCTGCATAAGCTACGCCAAGCTGCAGCTTATCATGGCGAGCCTAATGGCAAGCCAGTATTTTTTGCTGGGATGGGCCGTGTATCGGATGAAGAGTATTCTGAGCAAATAGACAGAATGAAAAGCGGCCTAATCCCAAATCTTAATGACCTTGGTGCAGTGGCAGCAGCCAAAAAGACCATTGAAATGTACGGAGACGAAGAATAATGTCAGAAGAGCTTTATATTAGAGATCTTGGCCTGCCAGATACAGAAAAAGAAAATAATGTTTTTAAGGAACAGGATCCATTTAATAAGTCTTGGGATGAACTTAAGGGCTTGTCTGGCTTAGATAAAAATTTTAAACGTAGGTCAGATAGAATGGCCAAGGCCTATGACATACAGGTGCCAAAAAATATTAACACAACATCGCCAGCCTATCTGGATAGTGCCCTTGCAATTAGTTCTGGAACAGACGGTGCGTCATCAAAAGAGATTAATCCAGGAAGCGTATATCGTAACGGATANGGCATGTTTGATGTTATTACCCCACCATGGAACCTATACGAGCTAGCTAACTTTTATGACACATCATTTGCCAACCACGCAGCNATTGATGCAAAGGTAGAAAATACTGTTGGTCTTGGATATGACTTCCATGTCTCTGATAGAACAATGATGGCTTTAGAATCAAATGATAATGATTCAGCAAGAGACAAGGCACGTAGACGCATTGAAAGAATGAAGATAGAGATGCGTGATTGGCTAGAGAATCTCAATGACGAAGAATCATTTACAAACCTTATGATGAAGGTGCTGACTGACTATGAGTCAACTGGCAACGGATATCTTGAGATTGGTAGAACGGTACGTGGAGAGATTGGATATATTGGTCATATTCCAGCTACCACAATTCGTGTTCGTAGGCTTAAAGATGGTTTTGTTCAGGTTATTGGACATAAGGTTGTATATTTTAGAAATTTTGGAGCATCAAATCCAAATCCAATTACTGGAGATCCAAGACCAAATGAGATCATTCACTTTAAGCAATATTCTCCGCTAAATACTTACTATGGTATTCCAGACATTATGTCTGCCGTCTCTTCTTTACACGGAGATCAGCTTGCATCGCAATACAATATTGACTACTTTAGCAACAAGGCTGTTCCACGCTATGTGGTTACTCTTAAAGGTGCAAAACTATCCTCTGAGGCAGAAGACAAACTATTCAGATTCTTACAAACAAATCTAAAGGGGCAAAGCCATAGAACACTGTACATTCCACTGCCAGGAGATACCGAACAAAACAAAGTTGAGTTTAAGATGGAACCCATTGAGAATGGTGTCCAGGAAGCTTCATTTAACGAATACAGACTACGAAATCGTGATGATATCCTAATTGCACACCAAGTTCCACTTTCAAAGATTGGAGGCTCCGATGCCTCTAATATTGCAGCCTCTCTTTCTCAGGATAGAACATTTAAGGAGCAGGTAGCAAGACCACTACAAAGAACCATTGAGAAGCTAGTAAATAGAATTGTTAAGGAAAAGACTGACATTCTAGAGCTAAAGTTCAATGAGCTAACTTTGACAGACGAGATAGCTCAATCTCAAATTTTAGAAAGATATGTAAAGACGCAGATTATGGTTCCAAATGAGGCCAGGGAGGTCCTTGGTCTGCCACAAAGGCCAGATGGCGACAGCCCCTTTGTAATGTCACCAAGACAAGCTACAGACGCTAGAGCAAATTTGGCTGGCAATAGGCAAAGAGATGCCGAAAGAACAAATAATGCGTCAGATAGCCCAGCTACTATATCAGGAAGGAACGCTCAGGGCGAAGGCCCGTCATCAGAATAAAAACTGCTATAATGGTATGTTGTTTATAACAATTTGATAAAAAAGCGATATAATTAGAATACAATGACTATATCTAAAGCACAGTGGGATATGGATGGAGACAACGTTCGTTTGTCTATGCCATTCAGCAAGGTTGATCAGGAGCGTAGAATCGTTTCTGGATTTGCCACACTTGACAATGTAGACAAGCAGGCAGACATAGTAACCACAGAAGCTTCTCTCAAGGCATTTGCCAAGTTCCGTGGCAACATTCGTGAAATGCACCAACCAATCTCTGTTGGCAAGATGGTTAATTTTAAAGAAGACAGATACTTTGATCCAGAAAGCAAGAAGTTCTATTCTGGCGTTTTTGTATCTGCATATATTTCTAAGGGTGCACAAAACACCTGGGAAAAAGTTTTGGATGGGACACTTTCTGGTTTTTCCATTGGCGGAAAGATGAATAAGTACGATGATATGTATGATGAAAAAATGGAAAAGACTATTCGCATAATCAAAGACTATGATCTAATTGAGCTATCTTTGGTAGACAATCCAGCAAATCAGTTTGCAAACATTCTGTCTGTTGAAAAGGTGAATGGCGTAGATATGATCAAGGGGGAAAACCTTGACGTTGAGTTTGAGAATGTTTTCTGGGATAGAGAAAACGGTATCGTAAAGGTATCATCAGAAGAATCAGAAGAGAGTCCAATTAATGGAACTCTAATGAAAAATATAGGTTTCGTTGAAAAAAATGACAGCGAAAAATCAGAAATGATAAAATTCTTAGTTGATAGTGCTAAAGGCATTAATACTTCTAAGATGAAAAAGGAGGAAGATCCTATGAATGAAACAACTGAAAACATTGTTGAAAAGAACGATGATGTAGTTGAAGAAGCACAGGTCGCTCCAGAGGCAGATGCCGAAACCACAGCTGACGTAGAGAAAGCCTATTCTGAAGAAGACAAGGACAAGGAAGAAAAGTCCATGGACGAAGAGGAAAAGAAGGCTGACGACATGAAGGAAGACGAAGAAGAAACAATGAAGTCTGAAGACATGGAAGAAGCAGCTAAGGAAGAAGTATCAAAGTCAGACGAAGTTATTGCTACTGCAGTAGCTGACATTAAAGACACTCTTACATCAGCCTTTAGCGATCTAGCTGAAACTGTTAAGTCTTTGCACGAACAGGTTTCAGAACTAAACAAATCTCTTGGCATCGTCAAGGGAGAGCTATCTTCTGTAAAGGGAGAGCTTTCTCAGGCCAAGTCAGAATTTGACAATTTTGGAAAGCGAGTAGATGCTGTGGAAGCCGATACCGCTTTTCGTAAGTCTGGCGATCTAGGCGAGATCGTACAGGTTCAACCAGAAAAGGTTGAAAAATCCCTATGGGGCGGACGTTTCCTCAAAACTGCCGACTTATTTAAATAAGACAAAAATCACTTAGGAGGTGACAATATGTCGGAAGAGATTATTAAGAATCAGCCAGGTGAGTCTGGTGAACTAGGTGGCACTGCTCCTGGTACTTTCCAAGGTCAGGGTGCATTTGCATCTGGTGGTATTGGTGGAGTAACAGATCCAGGTCCCAACACACTGGGTAACATTCCTAACGCTGAATATGGTCTAACAACTGGACCAAACGCCGTAAATCCTTCGGGTGATGCAGGCAGTGGTATTCTACGCCCTGAACAGGCACGTAGGTTTATTGACTACGTATGGGATGCAACTGTACTCGCCAAGGATGGTCGCCGTGTAACTATGCGAGCTAACACCATGGAACTTGAGAAGGTTAACGTTGGTGAGCGTGTAATTCGTGCTGCAGCCCAGGCTGTAGGTAACTACGAAAACACTGGTGCTCAGTTCTCTAAGGTTGAGCTATCAACCAAGAAGATCCGTCTTGACTGGGAAGTCTCAGCTGAGGCTCTTGAAGACGGTATTGAGGGGGCTGCACTAGAAGATCACCTAGTTCGTTTGATGACAAATGCATTTGCAAATGACATTGAAGACCTAGCAATCAATGGTACAGGCACTGGCTCAGACGCATTCCTTTCAATTATGAACGGTTTCGTCAACAAGGTAAAGACCAACGGAGATGCTCACGAGGCTGTAGTAACAGTCGCTGACAACGCATGGACACCAGAGGTTATGCAGGAAATTATTCTTGCTATGCCACGTAAGTACCGTGCAATCAAGTCAAACCTGAAGTTCTACGCAGGTACTGACGCATTCCAGGGTATCGTTAAGAACAACGGTACACTATCTGACGCAATTGCTGAGGCTCTTGGAAAGAATGGTAACACCCAGGCTAATACCCAGGCTTACCTAGATGGACAGGGCCAGACATTTGGTGGTGCTCGCACTACCCGTGTTCTAGGAATTGACGTTCAGGAAGTTCCTTACTACCCAGATGGTTACATTGACCTCACATTCCCAGCCAACCGTGTTTGGGGATTCCAGAGAGACATCACTGTAAACCGCATGTACCAGCCAAAGAAGGACACAATTGAATACACAGTATTCGTTCGTTTTGGTGTACAGTGGGAAGAAGAGGACGCTATTGCGTTCGCTGACGCAGCTGCTGACAGCTAAAATATAGAAACAAATTGAGGGGGCAGGGGCATCTAGCTCCTGCCCTCTTATTCATTAATCTGTTATAATTAAAGTAAATATAGGGAGAATATATGTCAGAAGAAAACAAGGATGAAGAAATTATTCCTGCTGTACTGGAGCCAGGAGAGCCTCTTATCTCAAAAGAAACAGCCGAATCATTCCAGGCATTCATTGATGAAAGCTTGACTGAGAAATATGCTGAGGCAGTTAAAGAAGCAGAAAAGGCAGCTGAGACAGTTGCAGAGCCAGAAAATGTAATTACCAATAAGGTTCAAAATCCTGTAGTTGGTGATGGCACTGTTCAAGGAATTACCGCTGTTGAAAATGGAGTTATTGGTACTGGTAAAGTAGCCAAGAAGCCAAAGGCTTCGGCAAAGAAGGAAGAGACTAAAGTTGAAAAGGTTGCTATTCACTCAACCAAAAATGTAACTTGGAGTGGGGTTGGAAAGGTTTATAGGGGTTATAACTTGGTAACTCCAGAGCAGGCAGAAAAGTGGCTTACTCGTAATCACACAAGACTTGCAACACCACAAGAAGTTGCTCAGGAGTTTAACAAATAAATGGAAATATTGAGGGTTCCGCCATACGAGACTGATGTAACAATTACTGTTAGTGCTCCAAGCACTGAGTACGAGTACACCATTTTAGATATGGCGGATTCTTCAATAACTAATGGAGAAGCCACCTCTAATTTATCTTCAAAAATAACAATATCTTTACCAGCATTTTATGATAATACATACACAATATCTATCAATGATGACGAGTATATTATAGATGTAGTTAGGCCGTATGTTGATCCAAATACAAAAGGAGAGACGGCAACTGATGTCGAAGAGTATAGGAAAAACGAAGAGCTTGCTAGAGCGATTATTGATTCAATAATTGAAGACGGATTCTATTATAAAAAGAAATCCTATTCTATAACTGGCCTTGGTGCAGATATTTTGCCAGTATGGGGAGATATCAAAAAACTCTTAAAGCTATATGAAAATAATGTTCTGATCTTTGATGCAAATAACCCAAATGATTATTTAATTCATTATGAAGTTGCCAAGGGTGGTTTGGGCATTCAGGAAAAAACAACAGAAATAATAAATAGAAACGAGTCTGCACCTACACTTCTTCCTGCAGCAGGCTCAGACATGCTGGATTTAAATTTTGTTTATAGAGGATTTCCAAGAAGCTTTGATTATCTTGTTGTTGGGGAGTTTGGATATAAAAAGATTCCATCAGATATTGTTAGAGCAACAGAGTTGCTTGTAGAAGACATTTCTTGTGGAAGATTAGACTACTATAAGAGATACATATCTGACTACAACACAGATCAGTTTAAGATCAAGTTTGATGCTGGCGTTTTTGACGGGACGGGGAATATTCTGGTAGACAAGATACTTTCAAAGTATCGCAGGCCTATTAAGACATTGGGAGTTTTGTAATGGCATGTGGAGACAAAACAGACTTTGCATTTCCAATGGAAGCAGATATATTTTACCCAATAGTTGAGCAGGGTCCGCTTGGCAATGTTAAGAAAAATTGGATTTTAGATAGAACAATTGCATGTAACTTTAATACTACTGGAACAGCCTGGAAAGAAGAAGTAAAGCCAAACGTTGATCTTACTCAAGATAACATTATGCTAGGCAGAACTAAAGAAGATTTAAGAATCTCAAGCAGACAGGCCAGCAATGCAATAACAAATGTTATTGTTACAAACATAAGAGATAAAAACTGCAATCCTTTATACATAGAAACATCTGGCCCAAGAAAGGGAAAGTCTACTATATTTGAAATTGCAACAAATCAACCTTTTGTTGGTCCATTTGGAAGTGTTGAATATTATAAAATAGTCATTCGTAGATCAGAAAATCAGGCGGCAGATATATAATGATAGCCTTAAAAATTAATAATAAACAGTTTATGAGAGATATGGACAACACCATTGGTTACATGTTTGGTTTTATTGACGGAGTAAAGCAAGGCTTCCCGTCATTTTTAAGACAGCTTGGTGCCATCTCAGTAGAGGGTTTAAAACAATATATTGATTCTAATGCCAGGGTAAATCCACAGCTAATGCATCACGTATACGAATGGTATCAAACTGGTTCACCAGACGCTAGATTGTTCGATATATCATATATAGTAAATGGGGCAGGTCTTTCTTTTAATTCTACATTTAGACAATCTATATCTGTAAAGAATGGCTCAAAAGTTCCATTTTATAATAAAGCAGAAATTATGGAAAATGGCATTCCAGTAACCATTGTTCCAAAACAAAGAGTCCTTGTTTTTGAGGAAAACGGTGAGGATATATTTACATCTAAACCAGTTAGAGTTGACAATCCTGGTGGAGAAGTTGAGGGGGAATATAAAAAAGTGTTTGATTCATTTTTTAGCAGATACTTTAGACAATCATTTTTAGAAATTACTGGAATAGCCAGTTATTTGCGTAACCCAAGGGACTTTAGTGTAAACTTTAGTTCTGGTAAAAGAGGCGGAAGATCTAGAGGAATTAATGTTGGACAAAAGTGGATTCAGAGGGCGGGCTTAGTATAATGGCAATATCTTACCCACCTATATTTATTAATGATTATCTGTCTCAGAAAATACCATCAGCTCTTGGCAGAGAGAGGTTTACTGCTGGAATCATGAGATTTTTCCCAACAGCCCCAACAGACTTGCAGGCCCTAACTGAAACATTTCCAGAAGCATCTGCAGATGTTTTTGCAGTTTATGACAGAATGTTTAAAATGCGTAGACGAGCATTCCCTCATATCAAGGATGAGCAGTTGCTTTATTATTTTTACAAAATGCATAGCGATCCAGAAGCTCTTATTTTTGCAACTCAGGTAGTCCAAGACTTGCTAGATCGTGGAGATGAGTCAGCAGCAGACCTTAACGAGTGGATTATGAGCAGTCCAGATTATGACCCAATAACTGGGCTATACAAAGAAGAGTTTCTACCCGTATTTTTTCATGATATCAAGATCTACCAGCTAGAAGAAACTAGAGACATTATTGACTTTGGAACAGCTAGGACTTATGCTGGAAACAAGATAATTATTGACTATTGCTATCACACTAAAGGCTATTCTACAGGAAGTTCCTCATATAACGATACTGCTATTCGATAAAAGACTGGTATAATTAAGCTGAGGAAACATCGCCCACTTATTCCATATAGAAAAAAGAGGTGAAAATTATGGCATATACACGTGGTTCAAGTAACAACATTATCGTTGGTGCAGCAGCCCTCTTCACATATGAAGATGGTTTGCTAGCCGACGGCGACTTGCCAGCATATGTAGATGACGTGTCTTACAAGACAACGCTATCTGCTGATGCTGACTTCCGCAACGTTGGTTACACAATGAACGGTCTAGAGATCGTCTTCCAGCCTGACTTTGGTGAGGTACAGGTTGACCAGGTTCTAGACGTTGCTAAGCTATACAAGCAGGGTATGCAGGTTAACCTGAATACTACCTTTGCAGAATCTACACTAGAGAATCTTCTCTTTGCTGTAGCTGGAAAGGACTCTGACCTGACTACCGTTGCAGGAAATCCAACAATGAACCTGTCCGCAGGTGACATTGGTGAATGTCCAGTAGAGCGTGGTCTAGTTGCAGTTGGTCCAGGCACTGGTGACTGTGCAGCTTCCGACCAGATTGAGCGTGTTTACGTTGCTTACCGTGCACTCTCTATTGAGAGCGTAACAGTGGGTGCAAAGCGTGACGAAGCTACAATGTTTGAAGTTTCGTTCCGTCTGCTTCCAAATGATGACGCATCATACGGAAAGATTGTGGACCGTACAATCCCAGCTAGCTAAACCTAGCTTATAACTTAATAGAACTGCCCTAGCAATTGGTTGCTGGGGCAGTTTACTTTTGGTATAATAGTATGATGGCCACTAGAGTGTATGAAACAGCAATTATCAAGCTAATAGATGGCACTCTAATTGAAATATCCCCATTAAAAATTAAATATTTAAGACAATTTATGGATGCCTTTGAGTTTGTAAAAACTGCCAAAGATGACGACGAGGCCATATTTTTTCTTTCTGAATGTGCAAGGCTTTGCATGCAACAGTATTATCCATTAATAAAAACAATATCTGAGTTAGAAGATAATATTGATTTAAAGACTATTTATAAAATTATTGATATTGCAGCTGGGGTAAAAATTCAAAAAGAAAGCAATAAAGAAGTTAAAGATCAAGCAATTAGTAGTGGGGCAGATTGGTCTGGGCTAGATCTTGTTAAGCTAGAGGCTGAGGTATTTTTAACTGGTATTTGGAAAAATTATGAAGAAATGGAAGCAAGCATTTCGATGCCAGAACTAACGTCTATCTTAGAAACAAAAAGAGAGCTTGAGTATAATGAAAAAAAGTTTTTTGCAGCAATACAAGGAGTTGATTTAGATAAGCAAACAGGAAAGTCTGATTCAAATGCTTGGGAAAAACTTAAGGCAAAAGTGTTTAGCAAAGGAAAGACTAGCGATCCAAATGACATAATTTCCCTTCAGGGGGATGCTGCCAAAAGGGCTGGGTTTGGTATTGGTATGGGTCTGGGGTATGAAGATTTAACCAAAAAAACATAGTGTCTATGCTATAATTATTAAAGCCAAAAGCCTTTAGGGAGGAATTAATAATGGCAATTACCGTAAGCGAAGAAAAAACAATTAAACTATTAGATGGACAGGAAATTACAATTAGGCCTTTGAAGGTTTCCCTTCTAAGACCATTTTTGAAAAAGTTCCAAGCTATCCAGGATGTTGCAGAAGACAATGAGAAGTCAATGGATCTTTTGCTAGAGTGTGTCCAGATTGCTATGCAGCAATTTAAACCAGAGCTAGCTGAGGACATCAAGGCACTAGAAGAGGTTTTGGACCTTCCAACAGTCTATAAGATTGTTGAAGAGGCATCTGGAAACTCAACTATTTTTGGTGCATTAAACAAGTAAATATGATTTAGCAACTAGGAGGTGCTGATGAATGGCTGATGATATTAGATCTGACATTAGAATTGGTGTCGATACGTCCCAGGCTATTGCAGAAATTAAGCAGCTGCAAAGACAAATATCTCAGCTAAATACTCAGCTAATCAAAAGTGGTGCCCAGCAGGCACAATCTGCACAAAATATTCAAAGAGATTTAATTAAAAATATTAATTCTACTGGAAAGTTTGCAGCAAATGTAAGAACAATTTCTACAACGGCAGAATCATTTACAACTGCTCTTGAAAGAAATAAACTCTCTATGGGGGAGTATTTTAGATATGCTGGTGCCTCTACAAAAACATTTGGCAGATTATTCAAAAATGAATTTGCCACTATTGAAAAAGTTGCTCGTGAAAGAGTAAAAACTCTTCAGACTCAGTATATAAAGCTAGGTCGTGACGCTAATGGTGCTATGAAGGCCATTTCGGTACGACCTTTAGCTTTAGATATGGAAAGCCTTGCAACCAAAACAGCTCTTGCAGCTCAAAGGCAGCAATTATTTAATCAACTTCTTAAGCAAGGCTCTACAAATCTTTTAAATTTTGGTAAAAATACCCAGTGGGCTGGTCGTCAGCTTATGGTTGGTTTTTCTATTCCACTTGCTTATATGGGTGCAGCTGCTGCTAGAGAATTTAGAAAAATAGAAGAACAAGCCATTAGATTCAAGCGTGTTTATGGAGATGCTTTTTCAACTCAAGCAGAAACAGACAAAGCTTTAGAAAACATGAAACAGCTTGCAGATGAATTTACAAAATACGGTATTGAAGTAAATAAAACTTTAGAGTTAGCAGCCGATGTTGCCCAGATGGGTCTTAAGGGTGCAGATTTACGTGCACAGGTAACAGAGGCTACTAGGCTTGCAGTCCTTGGTGAGGTAGAACAGCAAGAGGCTATGGCAGCTACAATTTCTGTTACAAATGCATTTGGAACAGCAGCAGAAGACCTGGCTGAAAAAATAAACTTTTTAAACGCAGTTGAAAACGAAACCGTGACTGCAATTCAAGATTTAACTATTGCTATTCCAAAAGCTGGTCCAGTAGTTAAGCAGCTGGGTGGAGATGTGGAAGACTTGGCATTCTTCCTAACAGCCATGAAAGAGGGCGGCATTAATGCATCAGAAGGTGCTAACGCACTAAAGTCTGGTCTTGCATCTTTAATTAATCCAACCGATAAAGCAGCAGCGATGCTTCAAGGATTTGGAATTAATCTTAGACAAATTGTTGAAGTGAATAAAGGAAATGTTACTGGCATTGTTATTGACTTTGCTAAAGCACTTGATACCCTAGATCCACTTAGCCGTGCAAGAGCTATAGAGCAGTTATTTGGAAAATTCCAGTTTTCTAGGCTCTCAACGTTGTTTCAGAATGTTGTAAAAGAAGGAACTCAGGCATCAAAAGTTTTGGCACTAGCTAGCAAAGATGCTGGGGAGTTGGCCATTATTGCAGAACGAGAATTAAAGCGTGTTGAAGAGTCCCCATTATTTAAGTTTCAAAAACAACTTGAAAAATTCCAGGCTGCACTAGCCCCATTAGGAGAGCAATTTTTAAAGGCAATAACACCATTGCTTGAGTTTGGAACGGATGTTCTTAAAAACTTTAATAATATGAGCGAAGGGGCTAAACAGTTTGCAGTAATAGCAGCTACAGTTGTGGCAGGTATAGGTCCAGTATTTTTGATGATGTTTGGTCTTATTGCTAATGGTGCTGCAAACATTATTAAGCTTTTTGCCAATTTAGCAAGAATATTTACTGGAGTTGGAAAAAACTCTAAAGACTTGGGCATATCAACAGAATATATGACCCAGCAGCAACTAGAAGCTGCAGCTGTAGCAGCATCTCTTAATCAAACACACTCTAAGTTAATTCAAACATTTACTTCTGAGGCGGCAGCTATAGATAAGTTAGCAATTTCATATGGTAAAGCAATTCTTCAGCAGTCCAGACTTCTCGGTGTTGATCCAGTGACTGGAGTGCCACTTGGTGCTGGTCCAAAAGCAAGACCGCCTAAAAAATTAGCAAGGGGAATTGTTTCTGTTCCAGGTCCAAAAGGTGCAGGGGACGTTGTCCCAGCCATGCTATCTCCTGGAGAAGCAGTTATTCCAACCAAACAATCACAAAAATATGCTGGTTTAATCCAGGGTATGATAGATGACAATATTCCTGGATATAGTGTTGGTCGTAATCCATTTGCAGGATTATTAAGAAAAAATCAAAATAATCCAATTGGAACAGTTTTAAACTTTATTTTGGGCAGAGGAAAATCACTTACAGAATACGAAGGGATGGCAGCTCGTAGATTTTTAAGGTCTCGTCCAAATATTGCAGTAAGAATGCCAATGGATAAGTTTAGTGAGCTTGCTTCTACCCCAGGCCAAAGATATAAGAGTCTTTTTGAAACAGGTTTTAGTAAAGCAGGAGATACCACAGCTAAAAGAGCACAGGCAGAGGCAAAGATTTTTGGTCTTCCAGAAAATATTGATCCATCAATGCGTCCAGTTTATGGGTACTTATATAAAAAAGAAAGAGGGCTTTATGATCCAAGACTTCCACTTAGGACAAGATTAGCTAATAAGCTTTTTGGAAGGGCTGGGTCATCAACACGTGGCAGTGAGTTAAGACATATATTTGGTTCTACTGGATCACTAATGAATCCAAAAACATTTAATTATGGCAATATTGCTATGCTTTTAAACAAGAGAAAAGTTGGAAAGCGTACAACATTTACTTTTGGAGACAGCTATCAGTCTCGCAATAATGAGTATGCAACGCCAGCACCTTTTGGCACATTAAGTGCAAGAAAAATAAAAGGTGCTTACACATCAAAGGATAAAGACTTCTTTGAGGCCCAGATTATGGGAGGATTTACTCTAAAAGATGTTAGAAGAATTGTTGCTACAGAACCAGCTCTAATTCCACAAATTCAAAGAATATTGCAGGCCAATGGACTTAAAATTCCAGTAGGAATGCCAAGATTTTCCATGATGCAAAGACTTCAAAAGCTAGTTTATGGTAAAAAAATGTATGAAGAAAGACTTCCATTTACAGCCAAATATGGTCCAAAGGCTGGCAAATATACGATGCCACCAGTTAAAATTGGAAATAGAAGGGTTTGGCTAAATAATAGTTCTAGTGACGGCTTAGTTGGCACTGCTGTTAAAGACCAAACACAATCTAAAGCAAGAAGAGATCCACCATTATATTTTGATAAAAGCACATACTTGACGGCGGCTCATATGGAGCAGGCTGGGGTGTTAGGACAAAATCGCCAAGATTTTGAAAGAACTATGCGAATGCATTTGGCAGATATGCGTAGAACTGGATTTATTAGTCAGGCAGAAGAAAGGCAGGCACAATCTAAGTTAGTTAATCTATTAGATACCTATCAGACAAAACAAAAAGCAGAAGTTTTTGCTAGCTATAGAGACAAGGTTGAATTTTTACCAAAAACTCTTAATCCAGAATTTGATACAACAAAAATACCTATTAAAGAATACATGAAAGATTTTTCTAGAATGCCAAAAGGATTAATAGGTTCTGGGATTTTGACAAGGATTCCTGATGATGCCAATATCCCAAATAAAGTATTAAGAAGATATATTTTAACCTATAGAAAATCAGTGTTATCTTCAATAAAAGCACAAATGAATGCTGGAGCAACAGAATTAACAAATGAATCAATGTACCCAGCTTTCCAGGCAGCTGAACGCAAAGCTGAAATGTCAATTAAAGATCCAGGCATGAGAAGGCTTATACAACGAATTAATATGGAAAGCAATTTCCCAATGACAATTGGTTACAATAAAGCAGGCGGCTCTGGATACTCAAGAGGAAGCTCAATTCTTAAAGAAAAATCTTATCAAAAGTTATTGCAAAAATTAAGAGAAAGAGGGGACTCAAGGCTTGAAGCTATTTTCCCAGGAATTCTAGATAAGGTTGACAAATATTATGTAAGTCAATCTAATATACAGGTTCCTAGAGATATGAAGGGGCAAATACAGCAATATATAGCAAATATGCCTGGAGGCAGAAATCAAAGAATTGCTACCTTAAATCAACTAATAGAAGATCTTCGTGGACTAACTCCATCACAAAAAAGAGATGTGCTTAATAGGTTTATTTCTGGTCCAGTTCCTGATATAAAGCCAAAGACTAGTCTGCCATATCCAGTAAAGACACCTGTAGAAAGAAAAAAGGTAAGTCCAAAAAATTCATTTACAAATATAGACGATATAACTTCTCAAGCTTTTCTTCGCCGTAAAGGATTTTCTGTTGGATCACTAACAAGGATGCTATTGCCACTAATAGGACTTGCTGGCATTGCACAATTGTTCGGATCTAGTGGAGTTCTTAAAGCAGCAAACGGTGTGTTTTCAGTTCCAGGGCCAAAGGGTGCAGGCGACATAGTCCCTGCAATGCTTTCTCCAGGGGAATCAGTAATTCCTGCTAGACAATCAGCTAAATATGCCCCATTAGTTCAAGCAATGATTAATGATAGCGTACCTGGATATAACGATGGTTTGCCTCCAAGTGTTGCAGCTAAAATGGGATTTAGAACACCAGCAGATGTTAATATTGCTAATTCACAAGAACTTGCAAAACAAACTGCAAAGGCAGGCGTATCGGAAAATCTTAAAAAAGCTGGAGCATTTGTTTCTAAAGTTGCCAAATCAACTGGGCAAAGGGCTATTGCTGCAGCTAACAATTCTCCAGTTTTAGCAGCTTGGGCAGCAAAAACTTTTGGCAATGATATTGCAACTACTGGAGGAAGAACTTTTGAAGCAGGTACTGGTGCAGAAATAAGGACAGATAAGCGTGGTATACAATATGGGTACATTCCTGGTCAGGGAAGAGTTTCTGTAGAGACTGCAAGAACAGCACAGGCAAATGTCAACCAAGCTGCAGCCCCAAGAATGCCTGGTGCTGGAGCTGGCATGGGCCTTTCTGTGCTTGGTATGGGTGCAATGGCATATGGAATGTCTGGACAGCCAGGTTCTCAAATAGCTGGGGCACTCTCCATGCCATTAATGCTAGCCCCTATGCTTTTGCCAATGCTTGCAAATCCAATTGGCAAAGTCATCGCTGTTCTTGCATTATTTGCTGGAGCTATGTTCTTCTTACAAGAACAACTAAAAAATGCTCGCAAAGAAGGAATAAAAACTGCAGAGGCAATGACTATGACTGCAGAAAAACTACAAAAGATTTCTGAATTTTCTGGCAAGGTCACTGCGTCTGAACTAGCAGAGCGAAAGAGAGAAGATCAATTAACTGGTCAAGGATCTATAAAACGTCAATTTGGTCAAACATTTTTAGAATCAGACATTGGCAAACAAATGCTAGCAGATGTTTCAAATATGCCTGGCAATAGAGCATCAAATATAGCCAATCAATTATCTTATGCAGTTCTTCAGGGTGCATTATCTCAACAGCAGGCAGCAAGCATTGGTGCCGCACTTAGTACTGAATTAAAAGATTTTTCAATTACAACAAAAGTAACAGGTCAACTAGCTGCTTTATTTGGACCAAATGGTCAAAATTTACTAAAAGATCCTCTAGAAATTGCAATTGCTATCCAAGAGCAATCTGGCAGAGAGCAAGAAAAGTCCTATGAAAATGCAATTCAAAAAATAGAAGATAATGCAGCTATACATGGTGGAACTATTGGAAACTTAATTGGCGGCGGCATTATGACTGCCGCTGGTGCAGTTATGGTTGCCACAGGATTCCTTGCACCATTAGGTCTTGCAATTAGTGCAGCTGGAATAGGAACTATGGTTGCATCTGGAATTAATGAGGGGGTTGCAGATGGGATTGAAAATGCAAAAGCTGCAGCTATTGCAATTATTGCTGGAACAGAGCAGATTCGACAAAATCAAGGGCTGCTGGATTCAGTAGAAAGTAGATATAATACCCAAATTGATGAACTAGAAGCTAAAAAAGAATCTGCAAAAACAGATAAAGAACGTTTAGAAATAGAAGATAAAATAAATTCTAAAATTATAGAAAGAGATAATGCCCTTGTAAAGCTTAAAGGGAAAAATGATGAAATTTATAATAATTTAATAAAACAAGCCAAACAATTAGGCCCAGAAAATTTTCAAGCAACATTTGAGCAAGCTTTAGATTATAGAGCAGAAAATGCTCCACAAATAGTTAAAGATCAACTTGAAATTGCAAAGTCAGCACTAAAGGGGATGGAAGACAGTGATTTTAAAATTAGCTTACAGCTTGGGCTATTGTCTGAAGAATTTGATGCAACCACAGTTACTAATTTAATTAATTTAAATAAAGAGTCCAATGGAGAGATTGAGAAAAGCTTTAAGTTACTTGTAAGAGCAGAAGGAACTGCAAAAGCCAACCAGCTTATGCAAATTTTAAGCTCCTCCAACCTAACAGCAACAGAGGTTGATGTAATAATGAATTATACAATGTCTAATAAACAAGATTTTGATACTGATTTAGAAGCTATTTCTCAGATTGTCGGAATGGCTGGAGAGTATGGTCTTGTTGTTAAGCCAACAGTAGAAAACATAGAAGAAGTCGGAAAATTTATTAAGGAAACAGAGAATTTAGATACTGGTAAGCCAATTACAAGAAAAATACTTACTCAGTATCTAAAAGAGGGTGAGGGGGCAGACGGAAAGCCACTTAGTGCAAAGGCAATAGAAGAGCTTCAATATATGTTGGATAATTGGGATGTTCTTACAAATGGAACGAATAAGCTTAATTATCAGGTCATGGTCGATTTCTTAATTGGAAATGCTAGCGATGCTGCAATTCAAGCTTTTTATTTAGCAAATAATCCAAAAGAATACGCTAAATTTATGGAGGGTGGACCACTTATTAATACCCCAGATGGTCCAGTAGGGTTTATAGATGAAGATGAAAGAGCAAAGATGCGAGCCTATTTCTTTGGACAGGGCAGCGGCGGCGATAATGATGACCCAGGTGAGGGAACACCCCCTGGTGGAGACACAGGAACCCCAGAAAATGTGCTAAAGCAATATGCAGATAGGTTAAAACGTATTCGCAATGCAGCAATTGATACCACAGGAACTGTGGATGAATTAATTAAAAGATTTAATATTTTAATGAAGCCTGGCTCAGCAACATCTACACTTTTCCGTGGCACTGACCAAAAACTATTATTTGCTGGATATAGCAAACAATTTATTGATGCTGTAATGTCAATGGATGAGGCAACAAGGTCTAAATTTGTATCTATTAAAAATGGAATCATAAAGGTTACTCAAGCAGGAAAAGACCTTAATGCTGCCATGTCTGAAATAACACTTGGTGATGCTCAATTTAATATTGCTTCTGGCGTAGCAGACGTTAGAATGCAAATGCGAGCAATGGAAATATTAACCAAAGACTATGGAATGTCGGCTAAAGAAGCTTTTGAAATGGCCAAAGATGCATCTCTTGCATATGCAATAGTTACCAGAGGAACATCTGGTGAAATTCAAGATTTAATTAAGTGGACTGAAACACTTAGGCAAGAAAATGAAAAATTTGCAAGGTCTACCCCAGAAGGAATGCAGGCATTCTTAAGGGGTGAGCTAGATAAGGTTTTAGGGGCATTAGATCTTGCAGATCAATATTTCCAAGCTCAAGAGCAGGCTGTAGAAAGAGACTTCCAAGACAAGATTGACCCAATTGCAAAATTAATTCGTGCAGCAGAACAAGACATAGTTAATTATCAAGACAAGATTGACGATCTTAACTATCAGCTAACATTAATTGAAGATCAAGAAAGCAAAATTAATGATGAATATGATAGAAAGTTAGAAGCTTTAGATAAAATTGAGCGAGCTAATGACTCTATTGCTGCACAGCAAAAGTCTCAGTTAGCATTAGCAGATGCACTTAGCCAGGGAGATATTTCAGCAGCAGCACGGGCAGTTCAAGAGATTAGATCCCAGGCAGCATCTGACAGTATTCAGTCACAAAGGAATCTTCTTGAAGAAGATAGACAAAGAAGGCTTGATGCGTTAGCGGTATCACTTAATGGAAAACTTCTCACTAGAAAACAGATTGAGGAAGAAATAAAGACATTGCAGTTCGAAATTGCTAAGATTGAAGAACAAAGGCTTGAGCCAAATCAAAAGCTTGTAAGAGAATATGAAATACAAAGAGATCTTGCTTTGGAAGCAATTGGTGAAAATGGATACCTTGGAAAGACAAAAGCTGAGTGGGACAAAATTGCAATAGCTGCAAATAAGGCTACTGTTGAGTCAAAGGCATTTAATGATTCTGTTGTTGCAATTCTGTCATCAATAAAGGGATTTACTTTTGGTCCAGATGGCAAGCTGCTACCATTTAATATAGAAGAATTTAAACAAGGTCTAACCCCACCAGAAAGCCCTAGCAGCGAAGAGCCAAATACAAATGAAAATCCTGAAGATAGCATATACACTGGCCCATCACGAGAAGAGCTTCGTAAACAACTTGACGCACTTTATATAAAAATTAAAAATGCCGAGGCCTACATAGCTAAAATGAAAAAAGCTGGAAAACGTTTAGAAGCTGCAAATGCAACAGATAAATTAAATCAATATCTTGCTGAAGAGAAAGCACTGAGGGCACAATTTAATGCAGCTCCTATGGGTGGTTCTGGTGGAGGTGGTGGTGGTCCAGCCCAAATGATGATGGCTAAAGGTGGTATGGTTCCAAAATATCTAAGAATGGGAGGTCTATTACCATATAAAGCTGAGGGTGGTTCAATATTTAAGCCATTGGGAACAGACACTATTCCAGCAATGCTTACTCCTGGAGAATTTGTAGTTCGTAAATATGCCGTAGATAAATTTGGCGTAGATAGGCTAAAGGCCATAAATAGTGGCACATACAAGGGTGACTCAGTGTATAATTATGAGGTAAGTGTTAATGTCCAAACTGACGCAAACCCTGATCAAATTGCCAGGGCAGTTATTGGACAAATAAGACAGATTGAGTCCCAAAGAATTAGGGGGAATAGGTTCTAATGGCTACATCAGCATATATGGCAGGTCGTAAAAAATATCAGCGACCACAGGCTATGCTTTGGTCCAACAACTCTGGAACCCTTTCAAATGGCTTTTATATACCCAATGGATTAGAAATTGGATCAGATCCAGGAGCTGTTACAGATGAATCATTATTGGATGAGTTTTTAATTTTATCTGATGATAATAGAAGGCCAATTGAGTTTAGCCCAACTAGAATCGAAAATCGTAGAAGAATGGTTAATGGTCGTATGAGATCGTATCACATTGCAGATAAGCTAACTATTTCTACATCCTGGGATATGCTTCCATCTAGATCTTATAAGTTAAGGCCAGACTTTGTTCAGGCAACTGGAAAATCAGAATATTATAATGATAGAGATTTTGAGTATACTACTGATGGCGGAGCTGGCGGAGTAGACTTAGTAAATTGGTATGAAAATCATAAAGGATCATTCTGGGTATTTCTTGCTTATGATAAGTATTCTGTTTTTGGAGATGATGATGCAGCCTACGCTCATCTAGGAAAATACAATCAGTTAATAGAAATGTTTATATCTGACTTTTCCTATAGTGTTGTTAAGCGTGGTGGCACAACACATGACTTTTGGAATATTTCGGTAACGCTGGAAGAGGTTTAAATGTTTCAAAATGAAGAACTTTTAGACCATCTACAAACATCTTCTGTAATTAGAACCAATTCTGCAGTCATTGCTGAATGGAATATGAACATTGCAGAAAATATTTTAAAGATTGGTAATTATAGATACCGCCCATCAGAGGGGCCGTCTACAAAGTACGGACTTCCAGTGTCTGCATTTGATGAAATTGATAACGGTAATTTTTATACTAATGCCACTGACGCTGATGTAGTTATTGATGGTGGGTTAGATGATGAAGGTATACCACTAACGTTTACGTCTAAAAAACAAAAAGAAAAACTATTATATTCTTTAGAAGATTGTTTTGGAAAATTTAGACCAAGATCTGGAATAAATAAGCTTAGATATTTCAAAGATAGTTTTAGTCATTTTACAAATATTAATATGATTAGACGACCTAGATATTATATGGCACACAAAGATGATTCATTTAAATACTGGTCCTCATACAGGACGGAAGATGGCATTGAGCGTGGAATAGCAAATAAATTAATTAATGGACAACACTTTATTGATGACGCATCACCATTTGTTGTATATAAGAATATTGTGCCATCCAATAGAATTATTGTAAAAATGCAAACAAATGTTGGAGAGATTGATCTTGGACCTTTTGTTAATAATGCTGGCTCATTTTCAGATCCATTTTATGGAAATCAGAATCAAACTACTCCAGTAAAATGGAAAGTCCAAATATTAAAAAATAATAATTGGACAGATATAATTTCATTTAATTCTGCATCAGCAAGAAGAGATGGTAGTCCAATTATAGGGCCAGATGGCTATGTAGAACTTTCTTATGGTCTTAAGATTCCAGAACGATACCGTGATATTTTTATTAAAGCAGAAGAATACACAACAGATACTTTCTTGCCAGAACAATCAGTTAATGGCTATGCCTACTTAGTTAAAGAGCAAGAGTCTGATCTTGGAACATATCATATATGGATAAATGAATTTAACGGATATCAAACATTTACTCCAGAATACGGATGGTATTTAGAAGAGTCTCAGGTAGATAGGCTTACAAACTTTGTAACAGACTTAACTGCCCCAGTTTCATATCAGGACACTACTACTGGACAAACAAAATATAGAGAATTTGAAGAGATTTCTGGCATTAGGATAGTCATTGATACGATGAATAAAGTAGACTCAACGTTTGATCTTATTGAGCTGTCACCTAGACTAGTCGTAGACATATCAGAAAAGGTTGAATCCTTTAGTTTAACAAAATCTGCATCTGACCTAGGCAACAGCGGAATGCCAGTTGGTCAACTATTGGCTGGTGTTGGAACTATAGAGCTATTTGACTATGACTTAGCATTTAGCTCAACAAACACAAATAGTATAATTAAAAATTATTTAACAAAAAATATTCAGTTTAAGCTTTATGAAATAGTTATTGATGTTAATGGATCTGATTATTATATTCCAATTAAAACAATGTATTCTGAGGGATTTCCAGAAATAAATACAAATGATAGGTCTGTTTCTCTTAGCCTTAGAGACCTTTTCTTTTATTTTGAGTCAAAAACTGCACCACAAATACTTGTACAAGAAGCATCATTAAGCTATACCGTATCAATGCTGCTTGACTCAATAGGCTTTTCTAATTATTTATTTAAACGAATAGATAATGAGTCAGAGCCAATTATTCCATACTTTTTTATTGCACCAGATAAAACAGTTGCACAGGTTCTAAATGAAATTGCTATATCTACTCAAAGTGCCATGTTTTTTGATGAGTACAACAATTTGGTTGTAATGACAAAAGAATACATCTTGCCATCAAATGATGAAAGAGATGTGGATATTGTTCTTTATGGAACTAAAGATTTTGAGGCAGAAGGACAAATTTCTAACAAAACCACAAATGCAAAGCTTGCAAATATTGTAGAAATTGCTAGTCAAAAAGATGATGTTTTTAATGATGGGAAAATAACTTATTCTACAAGATATATTCAAAGATCTGTTGGGTCAATCAGACAAGCAAGTATGATTGACCAAGACAAAGTTTGGATTTATAAGCCAGCTTTGCTTTGGGAGGTGGCAGGAACCGAAAATACTAAATCACAAAATGACGTACTTGGAAATCAGTCAAGTTATGCATTGTCTGCAATACCACTTAAATCAGATTTGCTAGAGACTCCACCAACTGTAGTTAATGGAATTATACAAAATAATACTATGGATTTTGGTGAAAGTGTTTATTGGATGACAAGGTATAATGGATATTTTTATGCTAATGGAGAAGTTATCAAATATGATGCCATTGAATTTGAAATTCCTGGAGTACAAAAAAGAGTTGTTCAAACAAATAATAATGGAGATTTATCTTTAAATATTGTAACTTCTGGAGGCATTGGCAAGGTATGGATTACAAGCGTAAGAGAGTATCAAAAATATTTTGCACAATTACCATTTAATGGGAAAATGTATCCAACAGGAAGAGTCAGAATATATTCTGAACCAAATTATAGAACTATCAATGGACAAACTACCCTTGCAAATGGTGCCGTAGCAAAACACGGTAGAGGTCAATTTGGAACGCCAATTGTTAGTCATTATGCTGGTCTATCTTCTTATTGGACATCAAATTCAAATGTTCGTGGCTGCACTATGAAAAGCTCACAGCTATTTGGAACAGCAATTGAAACTTCTATCTCTGTTGGTGCAGCAGGAATTAATAACGCACTGGCCCAAACATCTTCTAGAACTGGCATTATTAAAAACTTGCTAACATATACTCCGTCATATGAAAATATTTCTAAAAATATTATTGCCCCAGGAACAGTCCAGTCTTCTGCCTTAGTATTTACTGGGCCATCGTTTACAACCACTGAAACCCCTATAGATTTTATATCATATGTTTATAAACCACTTAATACATTACAAAATAAATTTAAACATTTTGGATCTAGAATTCGTCTTATTGGAAAAGTTGAAAATAACGAAAACAGTAGTCAAAGTCCAATTGGGGCATCTTCTTATTATTTGGGGCAAACAAATAATCCAAACCAGCCAGCAATAATTTCTGGTGCCTCTGGCGGAATTGGCGTACTTATGAATCCAGAAACAAACAATGGCTATTATCTTGAAATAGTTGCATTAGCTGAAGACGGCGTTCTAGACTCCTATGAAAATTCTGCCGATTTACATAACATATTATTCTATAAAATTGGTAAGCCTAGTATTGGCGAGACATCCAAGGCAGTCCCCATTAAGCTTTGGGGTGGAACTGCACAAATTTTAATAGATAATGGTCAGTTTGTTGGACAATATAGGATGGCAAATGAAAAAAATCCAACAGTGTACGATCTTGCAGTAGAGTATGAGGATATTGGCACAACTAGAAAATTTTTCTTGTATATAAATAATAGGCTTATTGCAACAGTAATAGACAGCCAGCCATTACCAATATATAACAATATGTGTTTATTTGTTCGTGGCGGTGCCAGGGCAATGTTTGAAAACATTTATGCAATAACAAATAACTATTCTCAAAATACTTCATATGCATTAAGCACTCCAGTAAGTGCTGTGTTTTCTTCAGATGAAATAGACATAGATGAGGCATTTAGAAAATATGCTTTAAGTGGTGTAATACAGGCTAGTTATTTGTCAAGCATTAGCCCATCAGAACCCCCCAAATATAACATGTATTATGAAGAATTTGGAACCATAATGAGAGAAGCAGCTTACTTTAACATCAGGTATGATAAAGCATATCCAGCATTATATGCCAAGCTATCTCCAACATTTAATAAATTAAAAGGCTATACCACTTCTGGATTTTTAGCAAGTTCCTACGGTGCAGAATTTATGATTTTCAATGCAACGGACACAGTTCTGAGTCTTGATGAAACAAGTGGAAACTATTTAAGAATTCAGGGTGTAACATTTACGCAAGAATCTCCACACGATTTAACAGTGGATGAATATTTTGATAAAAAGAGTGACCACTCAAATCCACAATTTTCTGGGCAACAGTTAGTCTCCTATCCAGGAAAGGCAAAACAAGAATATCAGGATATCAAAATTAGTAGGCTGACGCACGGAAGAAAAGAGTTTACACTTGACACGCCATATATTCAATCACATGATGATGCTGAAAATCTCATGGGCTGGATGATATCAAAAATTATGAAACCGAGAAAATCTATTGGCGTAAACCTGTTTGGCTTGCCAATTTTGCAACTTGGTGATATAGTTAGTATTAACTATAAAGACAGTGATAATGTAGATATTGTCGCACCAGAAGATTCCAGGTTTGTTGTTTATCAAATAGAATACTCTGCAAATCCAGATGGACCAGAAATGACTGCGTTTTTAAGTGAGGTGAAATAATGGATGCACTGCCCATGTCAACTAGCAATGAGGCATACAATAATTTAAATGCTAGACTATCACAATTGGAGTCCCAGGTTTCCTCTGTCAAAATTGCTACACAGGAATTAATAGATATTGTTGATGATGCAATTCCAGCAGACCAAAAAATAGAAGCAATGACTAACCTATTATTTGAAGATATAGGTGGTCAAGAAATAATTAGTATTATTAGAAATGATATTGTTAATGGTCAGAATGTTACATATCAGCCAATTACAAATATTACAAGTCTTTATTATCAGTATAATCCACAAAACATTTTAGCAGTACAAAAAACAGATAGGGATTACTTTAAAAATTTCCCAATTATTTTATACAGCAAGGTTCCAGAATGCGGAAGCGGCTTTGATATTGACGGTAATCAGCAGGTGCCAAACTGTGATTATATCTACATACATCCAACAAGCGGGGATCTTGTAATAGATTTAATTAATATGAGGCTAGAAGAAGAGGTAGAGGTTCAGATTATTTCTAAACTAAGCGACCTACATGATACAATATACTGAGGAAAAATAATGATTACAAATACTGGAAAGGGCATTTTAGCTAAATACTTGATTGGTCAAGCACCAGCATATGCTTCATATATTGCTGTGGGCTGTGGCCCCTCTGCTTTAGAAGATGACACCCCTGGTTTTACCACAGAGCAAAAAGAAGAATATGCTGAAAAAAATGCACTAGACTTTGAAATGTTTCGTGTGCCAATTATTTCTAAGGGGTATGTTAATGAAAACAATCTTACAAAGCTGGTACTAACAGCAGAGTTGCCAACAGAAGAAAGATATGAAATAACAGAAGTTGGAATATTTTCAGCAGAATCCAACCCATCAGCGGGTGCGTTTGACAGCAAAAACTTTTATTTATTTAATCAGACAGAGGGCTGGGAGCACCACACACAATCTTTGATTAAAGAAATTCCAACTATATATACGCCATTAGATGAAAACGATATTATTCTTGGAGAATATATTGTTAATGGAACACTACAAGAAACTCCAGTATTTCATACTAACGCAGATAATAGAACATTTACAAATGAAGAAAGAGTTCTTAGAAATGAAAGATGTAGATTTTTAAATAATATGCTAATGGTTGTTGGAGATGATGCTTCTTTAACTACTGATTCAATACAGCAATTGTCTGTTGTTGCTGGTAGCAATCATATACATAAAACTGGAACATCTTTAACATTTAATAGAAATGCCCCAACAGATCGGCTCAAACTTGCATTTTCTTTAATAAATAAAAATGGAGAATCTTCGACAGTACCAGACAATGTAAAAATTTTAATTCAGTTTTCTTCTTCAGATACATCTTCTACTGGTGAATATGCAAACTTTACTGTCAATATTGACCACACTGGGTTTACAGCTGGCACTGCACCACAAGAAGCAAACTTTACAACACAAAGATATTTTGTTGTTTCAAAACAATTACAGGAGCTATATTATACCTCAGCATTTAACTGGGAAAGTGTGACAGTTGCCAAAATATTTGTTGAGGTAGAAAAAAACGGAGCACCATCTTCCGATTACTATGTGGCTCTAGATGCAATGAGATTGGAAAATTTAACAACAACAAATCCTTTATATGGTCTTACTGGGTATTCAGTGCTAAAAACAGATGGGGCATTGCCAATTGTTAAGCTAGCTAATACTGCAAATTATATAGAATTTAGAATAGCCATTGGAGTGGAATAATGGCAGATCGTGGAATTAAAAAAGTTGTGATTCCAAAGTCTACGCTACCTAGTGTCACATTAGATAATAAATATTTTGTTAGATATAGGATAGTCTCTCAGGACAAAAATAGAGTTTCTGCGTGGTCACCAACATTTGAGCTAAATGCTATAACGCCTACGCCATTACTGGCATCCAATGTTACATACTCTATCAATAATAAATTAGTTAATATAGCCTGGATAGATCCAGAGCTAAGAAATAATTACGATATTTTTATTAAATCTGATTCTGGTGCATATACCTATTATGGAACCGTAACTGGGCAAAGTTATAGCTTTTTAACTAATGCTACAACCTCTATACAGTTTGCCATCCAGATATCTAGTATTTCTAAGGAAAAAAGCGAGATCCTAGAAATCTATGAATCTAGCGTCATATCTTTGGTATAATATTAGTTTAGGAGAAAAATGCCAATTATTCCGATTCCAGAACGTGGTCAGCCACTAGACCTAAGCTATATTGCTACAATAGCCGAAACAGTAAATAACCTATCCAAAGAGCTATCATACTCTTCAAAAAAATATGCATCGGTTGAAAGCCCAAGAGCATCTATTACAAGGCAAGATCTTAAAGTTACAGACATGAGGGTTGTAGCAGGGGCCTACGATCTTGCTCAAAATTTTTCTGTAAACGCTGGTCAGAAGGTACAGTTTACTTATAACTTTGCAAGCTCAGACTTTAAATATCCACCAATTGTTACTGCAACTCCAGAGGCTGTATCAGTAACAGATAGCGGAACGGACGTATCTGTAACAATTACATCAGTTACCTCATCCAGAGTTGATGGCGTTGTACGTTTTAATACAAGCGGTACCGCTTCAATTCGTATAAATATTATTGCTATTGGACTTCCAAGCTAGGTGATATCCATGCCATTAATGGATATGGAATCTTATAATAATGCACCTGTAATTCCTGGGAATAAAAAAGTCTGGTTCTTAAATGGGGACTTGGTAAGAATTCATCATTTAAATAAATCTAATGGCATTATGTCAGTCTTCAATATTATTAAAGATCAAATAGAAAGTTGCCTAATTTCTGATTTTAAGAAAAATAGAGAAAGAGCTTATACAGTTGGTCAAACTGCCCAGCTTGTAAATAGGCATAAAAAGTACTTGCCAAATTTAATGAAACGTGGTATAATCCCATTTCCAACTGGCTCACAAAAAGGTGGGGCAACTGGATGGCAAGTACGAAGCTACTACTCTGAATCACAGGTAAGGGAGATTCGTGATATACTGGCCTCCTACCATATGGGTAGACCAAGAAAAGATAAATTAATTACAAATGATATAACGCCTTCTCCACAGGAGTTGACACGGAGAATGGGCGATGGTATACTTACATATACCAAAACCGAAGATGGTAGATTTATACCAATTTGGTCAGAGTCTATATAGGAAGAAAATGGGTATGAATAACGAAGACACTAAGGTTCGTGTAGCATTGGGCTATACGCTTAACCTAGGCAACTTTCAGTCTCTACGAATTGATGTAGAAGTTCAAGACAACAAGCGTGAAGGCGAAAACACCAATGACGCTTTTGAGCGGGTATATGCTTTTGTCGAAGATAAGTTAGCCGCCAAGGTCAAGGAAGCTGCTGCTGAGGTAGAGGCTAAGTAAATGGCTGATCGCAAAGACCAGATGGCTTTGCTCAGCAAGTTTGAAAAGCACTATAAGTTTAAGTATAATCAAAAACCAAACTTAAACAGATGGGCAGAGGCCTGGGCAGCAGATGCAATTATAGATTCTTACGGCATTCATATTTGCTATGAAATGCTAGAGTATTATTTTGATGTATCCCCAGCCCCAACATGGAAGAATTTTGCAGGCAATATAGGAAGCCTAATTGAAGCTAAGTCACGAATAGACGATGACAAAATTGAAAGAATTGAAAGAAGAAAGAAAGCGAAAGAGTGGTTAAGTGAAAATCAGTAAAGCTAGGTCACTAGCCAAATCTATAACTTGGAGAATTATTGCCATTTTAAGCACCTTTGTGGTTGGATACGTATTAACTGGTAGTGTAGACTTTGCTGCCTCACTGGCATTACTCTCAAATTTAATTAACTTTATTCTTTATTATTTTCACGAAAGACTTTGGCTTAGGGTTAGATGGGGTAGACAATGAATAGTGCAGAAGATAGACTAATTTCGGCAGTACTTGAAGACAAGCAGCTTCATGTTTTGCTACAGGCAGATGTAGAAAAGATACTTAGAACTCATAATGATATTTGGCAGTTTATTCGTAGATATGCTGAGATCAATGGGTCTGTTCCACCAAAGTCTATTGTTGTAGATAAGTTTAGAGATTTTTCTCCAGTAGAGGGTATTGGCACAACCAAGCATCACTTAGAAGAGCTTCAGGCAGAGTACCTTGAAAATAGCATTAAGGAAATCTTAGTTTCTGCAGCCACTGAAATTCAAAACGGCAGCAGTGCAAATGCCCTTGAATCATTAATTACAAAGACATCAGAACTTAAGAAAAATACTTCTGTAATTAGGGATATTGATGTGACTGACCTGCATTCAGCCATTGAATACTATAAGCAACTACAGCGAGAGCAGGAGCTAGGTTCTATTGGAATTAAAACTGGACTGCCAGGGTTTGACAATTACTTACCAGCTGGAATTACTCCAGGACAGCTAGGTGTATTTTTGGCCTATCCAGGCATAGGTAAATCTTGGTTAAGCCTTTATTTCGCCGTACAGGCCTGGAAACAGGGCAAATCTCCGATGATCATAAGCCTTGAAATGGGCGAGGCAGAGGTTCGTAATCGTGTATATGCCATTATGGGTGAAGGGCTGTGGTCTCACAGAAAGCTTTCCAGTGGACAAGTTAATATAGATGATTTGACAAGATGGCACGAAAAACATCTTTCTGGTAAACCAGAGTTTCATATTATTTCTAATGATACTGGTGGAGAAATTACACCATCTGTTTTGCGTGGAAAAATAGATCAATACAGGCCAGACTTTGTTATTGTTGATTATCTGCAGCTAATGAGTCCCAATGCAAAGGCAGATAACGAAACGGTACGTATGAAGAACTTGTCTCGTGAACTAAAACTTATGGCTATATCAGAAGAAGTTCCAATTATTGCAATTTCTTCTGCCACGCCAGATGATGTTACTAAATTAGACACAGTCCCAACTCTTGGTCAAACAGCTTGGTCACGACAAATTGCTTACGACGCTGACTGGGTTTTGGCCCTAGGGCGTGGTGCTAACTCAGACGTTATTGAGTGCGTATTTAGAAAAAACCGTAATGGGTTTATGGGGGACTTTTTGGTTCAGGTTGATTTTGATAAAGGCTGGTATAGATATAAAGATTTTGAGGATAAGTAGTTATAATTAATACATGCTTAACCTACACCATAAGGCAATTAAAAGATTTAGCCTGGATGGAAACATCCACGATGACTCTGCCATTGCCAGGCTTAAAAGTGAATACATAAAGCTATTAGTTGCAGAAATGAGGTTATCTGGGTATGTGCCAAGACTTGACATTAACCCCGATTTTACGCTAAGCTATAATGAAGAAAAAAGATATTTTGAGTTTAAGATAAGTTTATACGGAATTTATATAGGAAAGAAACAGAGTGAATGGATACTAGGAATAGACGAGATAAGACCAATTTATATTCAAGAGAGCAAATCAAAAGAATTCTTGAGGGAGCAGGCCTAGATATAGAGTCTGAGGTAGATACAGACTTTATTGTGTTTTGTCCATTTCACGCAAACAATCGTACCCCAGCTGGCGAAGTAGATAAAAATTCTGGCATATTCTTTTGTTTTTCCTGCCACCACGTCTGTGATCTAGTAGAGCTTATAATGCATGTCTCTGGTAGAAAATATTTTGAAGCTGTTAGGTTTATCAAAAGTAAGGAGCAGCAATCTTCTGTACTAGATACTTTAAATAAAAAATTGATAGATGTCCCAGAATACACACAATTTGATCAAATACTGATTAAACGATTAAACACTCAGGCATTAGAATCTCCAAGAGCAATGAGATATTTTGAGGGCAGATTAATTAATGAAGCTTCTGTTAGAAAGTTTGCCCTGGGCTTTTCAGAAAAGCAAGACATGGTTACAATTCCAGTACATTCTCCAGATGGCATGGAAGTTGGATTTGTTGGAAGATCTATTGAAGGCAAAGACTTTAAAAATACACCAAAGCTGCCAAAGGCTAAAATTTTATTTAATCTTCACAGGGTTAAATCATCCAAAAAGGTTTATGTAGTTGAGTCATCGTTTGATGCCATAAGGCTAGATCAATGCGGATTTCCAGCGGTGGCTACATTGGGGGCAAACGTCTCAAACTACCAAATAGACCTACTCAAAAAATACTTCAATAACATTTGCGTTATTGCAGACAATGATGAAGCAGGCGGTAATATGAAAGACAAGATTATTGAACATCTTGGCTCTCGTACTATCGTAATAAATATAGATAAAAAATATAAAGATATAGGCGATATGACAGATGAGGCAATCAAATTAATTGATGAATCGTTTGACAAATCTATTGCCACAATGCTAAAATAAGAAGCTAAAAATATAGGAGAATATATATGAGCGTAGTAAAAGGGCTAAAAAATATCAATGCACTACTTGATAAGCCAAAGTATGATGAAAACAAGGCCAAGGTTCGTTGGCTAAAGCTTGCAGACGGACAGTCTGTAAAGATTCGCTTTATTGAGGAACTAGATGAGGATAGCCCAAGCTATTCTGAAGACCGTGGTCTTGCTCTAGTTGTTAAGGAGCACACCAATCCAAAAGACTACAAGCGTAAGGCTGTAGATACTATGGATACAGAGGGTCGTGACTGGGCAGAAGAAATGCACCGCAAAGATCCAAAGGCTGGATGGAGAGCACGTCTTCGTTTTTATTGCAACGTGCTAGTTGATGATGGGCTAGAAGATCCATATGTTGCAATTTGGTCTATGGGTGTAAGCAAGCAGTCATCTTTTAATACTATCCGTGAGTATGCTCTTGAGACTGGAAGCATCTCTAATCTAACCTGGAAGCTAAAGCGTAACGGCCAGGGCACTGAGACAAGCTACACTCTCATTCCTTCGACTCCAGATAAGGAGCCGTTTGTGTGGAATGATGTTCGCCCATTCCCACTTGAGTCTGCCCTAAACAAGGTGCCTTATGCTGAGCAAGAGGCATTTTACCTAGGGTTTGACACACCATCTTCCAATTCTAATTCGAATATGGATTGGTAAGATAATCTATGTCCTATGTTGGTCTGCATGTCCACACTCATTACAGTTTGTTTGACGGTATAGCTACTCCTTTGGAGTATATAGAACGTGCAAAAGAACTGGGTATGAATGCATTAGCAATTACTGACCATGGCTCCCTGTCTGGTCACAGAGAGTTCTTTAGAGCTGCTAATGAGAGTGGCATCAGGCCAATATTGGGTGTAGAAGCCTATATCACATCAGATAGATTTGATCAAAGAGATAATGAAGAAAGAAAAGGTCTTATAGACCTTGTTTATAACCACACAATTATTCTTGCTAAGAATCAGGATGGCCTAGAAAATTTAAATAAGCTTAATGAGATTGCTTGGACAGAGGGTTATTTTAAAAAACCAAGAATAGATTATGAAGTCCTAGAGAAATATTCTGAGGGACTTGTTGTTCTTTCAGGATGTCTATCTGGTGCACTGGCAAAGGCAATTGAGGCAGAAGAGCTAGCAGAAGCAAAAAGAATTATAGAGTGGCACAAGCGTGTGTTTAAAGATGACTATTATATTGAGGTAATGCCACACAATCCAGCTACAGTTAATAAGCAATTATTAGAATTAGCAGACGAATTCGAAGTCAAGGCAGTTGTAACTCCAGACTGTCACCATGCACACACAGATCAAAAAGAGATACAAGAATTAAAGCTAATCCTAAACACTTATGCAAATAAGATTACAAAAGATGCAACGTATGAAAAGTCACTAAAACATTCTAACTTAATGGATAGATTAGACTACCTATATGGTTCAGACAGGCAAATGTCTTTTAATAAATTTGAAATTCACCTACTTTCCGATGAAGAAATGCACAGAGAAATGGAAAAGCAGGGCATTGATAGGGAAGATATCTATACCCATACTATAGAAATTGCAAATAAGGTAGAGGACTACGACATCAAAGACCACCTTGATCTGCTTCCAGTTCAGTATCAAAAACCAGATGAAGAGCTTAGAAAGTTAGCACTTGAAGGCCTTGAGGCCAGAGGAATAAAGGATAACCAAAAATATTTGGATAGGCTAGACGAAGAGCTAAAGGTAATTCGTGATAAAAAGTTTGGGCCATACTTCTTGGTTGTTCGTAATATGATTGCTTGGGCTAAAAAAGAAGGCATTATGGTTGGACCAGGCCGTGGATCTTCCGCTGGCTCATTGCTGTGCTATGCGTTGGGAATAACTGATATTGATCCAATTAAATATGGCCTTCTTTTCTTCCGTTTTATTAATCCAGAACGTAATGACTTTCCAGACATCGACACTGATATCCAGGATTCACGCCGTGAAGAGGTAAAGGACTATCTTGTTAGGCAATATCGTCACGTAGCGTCTATTGCTACCTTCTTAGAATTTAAAGATAAGGGCGTGGTGCGTGATATTGCACGTGTTCTTAATATTCCATTATCAGATGTAAATAAAGTTATGAAAGTTGTAGATACCTGGGACGACTACTGTACGTCAAAACAGGCTGCCTGGTTTAGAGAGAAATATCCTGAGATTGAAAAGTATGGAGAGCAGCTTCGTGGTCGTATTAGAGGAACTGGTATTCACGCTGCTGGTGTTGTTACTTCTAAGCATCCAATTTTTAAGTATGCTCCAATGGAAACACGAACATCGCCAGGAAGTGGAGACAGGATTCCTGTAGTTGCAGTAGACATGGAAGAGGCAGAACGCATTGGGTTAATTAAGATTGATGCCCTTGGTCTAAAGACCTTGTCTGTTCTGCGTGATACCCTTGACATCATTAAAGATAGAACTGGTCAAGATATCAACCTATTAGAAATTGATATGGAAGATCCAAAGGTATATGAAATGCTATCTTTTGGATACACCAAGGGAGTTTTTCAGTGTGAAGCTACACCATACACCAACTTGCTTGTAAAAATGGGAGTCAAGAGCTTTGCAGAGCTTGCAGCGTCTAACGCTTTGGTTAGACCAGGTGCAATGAATACTATCGGCAAAGACTATATAGCACGTAAGCATGGAAAGCAAAACATTGCCTACCATCACCAAGTAATGAAAGAGTTTACTTCAGAAACTTATGGATGCATTTTGTACCAGGAGCAGGTCATGCAGGCCTGTGTAAATCTTGGCGGCATGACAATGGCAGAGGCAGACAAGGTTCGTAAGATTATTGGAAAGAAAAAGGATGCAAAAGAGTTTGACCAGTTTAGGGAAAAGTTTGTTGAAGGTGCTTCAAAATATCTCGCCCCCAATGTCGCACGTGATTTATGGTCTGATTTTGAGGCCCATGCTGGGTATTCGTTCAATAAGTCTCACGCTGTGGCGTACTCTACGCTCTCATATTGGACGGCATGGTTAAAGAAATACTATCCAATTGAGTTTATGTATTCTGTTCTTAAGAATGAAAAAGACAAAGATGCTCGCACAGAGTACTTGATCGAAGCAAAGCGTATGAATATCCCAATTCGTTTACCACATATTAATGAATCTGACATTGATTTTAAAATTGAGGGCAAGGGTATTAGGTTTGGACTAACAGCAATTAAGTATATTTCAGACAATATTGCTAAGAAGTATATAGCTAGGCGACCATTTGCTTCTTACAAAGAGCTAGAGACATTTACGTTTGGTAAGGGTAATGGTGTAAATAGCCGTGCTCTTCAAGCACTAAGACTTGTTGGTGCAGCAACGTTTGAAGATAATCCTAGAAATGAAAATGAAGTAAGGGAAAATCTTTACGAATATCTAAATTTGCCAGAATTTAACATTGATATTCCATCCCACTACTATGCATTTATTAATGATATAGAAGAGTTTGAAGAAAAGGGTTCATTTGTTTTGATGGGAATGATTAAGGGTATCAAGCGTGGCAAGGGGTGGTCACGTGTAGAGGTATTGGATAAAACTGGAAGCGTAGGAATTTTTGATGAAGAGCAAACTACAATTGAGCCAGGTCGTACGTATCTTCTATTGGCTAGCGATAATAGGATTGTTTCTGCTATACCAGTAGATGAGATTAAAGGCAACGAAAATGCCTTAGTAAAATTTTTAAACTACAGGCAATTGCCGTATAAAGAAGATGAATTTTATGTAGTTTCTTTTAGGCCTAGAGTTACAAAGGCAGGGAAAAAGATGGCATCACTAACCTTAGCAGATACTGCCAGAGAGCTACACTCTGTTACTGTGTTTCCTACATCTTTTGCTAAGGCCTATATGAAAATTAAAGAGGGGCATGCCTATAAATTTGAGTTTGGTAAAACAAAAGATGGAACTGTGATAATGGAGGACGTAATTGACAACAGTTGAAGAGGCACTAGCTCAGCTAGATCCGAAGATTAGAAAAAGAATAGGCACTGGAGAGGGAATTAAGATAGAGATTCAACCTACTCCAAGTGCTGGATTAAACAGAGCACTTGGTGGTGGTTTCCCATATGGCAGACAAGTTTTGCTTTGGGGAAGTAAGTCTAGTGCAAAGTCTTCCTTGTGCTTACAGATGATAGGTATGGCACAAAAAGAAGGCAAGCTCTGTGCCTGGATTGATGCAGAAATGTCCTATGATGAGGAATGGGCGAAGAAGCTTGGTGTAGACACATCTAAGCTAATTTATTCAGAAGCTAGAAGTATTAATGAAATGGTTGACGTTGGCGTTGCACTTTTAAACGCAGGAGTTGATTTAATTGTAATTGACAGCATTAGCTCTTTGCTCCCAGCGGTATATTTTGAAAAAGACTCTACAGAGCTAAAGCCATTGGATCAAACCAAGCAGATTGGTGCAGAGTCTAAAGACTTAAAGCATGCATGGCTAATGCTTAACTATGCCAATAATCGTGAAAAGCCAGCACTGATTATTGCAATTTCTCAGTCACGCAATAATATTCAGCAAACTTATACTCAGGCTGCCCCAACAGGCGGACTGACCACACAGTTTATGTCATCTACAATTGTTAAGCTATTTTCATCCAGCTCCGATTCTCAGGCAATTAAGGCTAAGATCAAGGTAGGAGATAAGATAATTGAACAAAAAGTAGGCCGTAAAGTTAGGTGGGAAGTTTTAAACTCAAAGACTTCTGCTCCAGGAGATAGTGCAGAATATGACTTTTACTACCGTGGAGATTTGATTGGAATTGATATGGTTGGAGATCTTGTAGATACTGCAGAGATGCTTGGGTTTGTAAATAGAACTGGTGCCTGGTATCAGCTAGATGATGGCACTAAAATACAAGGCCGTGATGCATTTGTAGACAGGGTAAAAGAAGACAAAGCCCTATACGAATCTTTATATGCAAAGGTCCACGGTGTCTAAATATAATATTCACCCAGGACAGTTTAAGTGTCAAGTTTGTAATAAAGATGTTAACAGTTTAAGACACTATGTTGAGGATAGTTTGCTTACATGGATGTGCTCTGACAAGCACATTAGTGAAGTATCTTTAAAGGTTAAGAAAAAGAAAGACTATGAGCGAGAGAGCAGAGACTAAGCGTCTTGGTGCCAGGCAAACTAAAAATAGTGGGCGTGGCATTAAGAAAGGCGATGCCACTTGGGAAAATTTCACAGTAGATTTTAAAGAATACCCAAAAGGATTTACCATTAATCAAGACAATTGGGCAAAAACAGTAACAGATGCAATAAAAAATGGAAATGATCCAGCAATTATAGTAGTACTAGGAGAAGGAAATAAAAAGACAAGGCTGGCAATAATAGAGCTATCTCTATTAGAGCAGTTATTGGAGGATTAATTATGAAAACATTATTTTTAGATATTGAAACAACGCCAATGCAGGTATATGCATGGGGACTATTTGATCAAAATATTACAATAGATCAGATTATTAAAAGCACAGAAATGCTATGCTTTGGAGCCAGATGGCTTGGAGAAAAGAAAGTAATCTTTCGATCAGTTTATCACGATGGCAAAAAAGCTATGCTAGAAGAGCTACACAGCCTAATGGATGAGGCAGATGTTCTTGTTGGTTGGAACTCAGCAGCATTTGACCACAAACACATCAACCGTGAATTTTTGGAAAATGGAATGATGCCCCCATCTACTGTAAAGGATCTAGACCTTATGAGTGTAACAAAGGCAAACTTTCTATTCCCATCCAATAAGCTAGACTATGTGGCACAAAAGCTAGAGGTTGGTGCCAAGGTTAAGCATTCTGGTTTTTCGCTTTGGCTTGGATGCATGGATAATGACAAAAAGTCCTGGAAGCAGATGAAAGAATATCAGATTCAGGATGTCAACCTTTTAGTAGATTTATACGACATTCTTTTGCCATGGCTAGTGCCAAATGGCAAAGTGACAAGCAAAGAAAAGCAGGCTATCCAGGAAGCGGACGGCGTGGTATAATAGTCTAATGGAACAAGTAACAAAAGATAAAACAACATTAGAAATGGTAAATGGTCTAGCAGAGATTGCAGACTTTATGGAAGATGAAGAGCTTACACAAGCACTTACATTTATTGCCAAGATTATACTAAAGCCAGATATTCCAATGAATGTGGCCACCCTTGAAATCGTAAGGCTTCAAGCTATCGCTGCTAAAATGGCTTTTAAGGCGACTTGGTCAGCTAACGTAGAAAAGGGAGATAGAGCGAAAAAGAATATTTATTATACTGCTGCTGAATCTATTAATGATTTAGTAGCTGCTCTTAAATATATTATTCGCTAAGTAGGATATGGCTAAAAATTTTCTACAACAAGTAATGCTTAAGAAAGCAGAAGAGTCACCAAAATCATTTTTGAATACGCAAGAGCTTATTGATAAAATTAACTATGGTTACATTGCCAAGCGTGAAACCAAGTTTGCTAAGAAAAACTCTTTTGCACCAAGCACAATAGCATACTCTCATGGAGAGTGTCCACGTTACTGGTACCTAGCATTTGAAGGTGCCATGTTTGAAGATAATGCTGATGCTTATGGCGGTGCCAATATGACTAGTGGCACAAAGTCACATGAGCGTATTCAGCAAGCAATGGCAGATGCTGGTATTCTTAAAGATTCAGAATTTAAGATTACTTGGAATGATCCACCAATATTTGGCTTTGGAGATGTCATTCTTGATTGGGCTGGAGAAGATCTTCTTGGCGAAATAAAGACTATGCCAAGCGAAGGATTTGAATATCGTAAAGCAAGCGGTAAGCCAAAACTAGGGCACTTAGTACAGCTACTAATTTATATGAAGATTCTAAACAAGACGAAAGCTGTCTTGATTTATGAAAATAAAAACAATCACGATCTACTGGTTATTCCAGTAGAGATTAGTGACTATTACATCAGGTGGGTAAACCAGACGTTTGACTGGATGAGGACGGTAAGAAAAGCATGGGAAGATAAACAGCTTCCTGAGAAAAACTATCGCTCTAATTCTAAGATATGCAAGACATGTCCAATACAAAAGGCATGTGCTGAAGCTGGCAAGGGACTGATTAAAATCAATTCCTTGGAGCTGCTAGATGAAGCAAAAGCACTGTGAGTGGTGTGACCACACATTTGAAACCAGCATTTCATATCAGATTTACTGCTCTCCAGAATGTAGAGAAGCTGCCACAAAAGAAAAGATGGCAGAAAAATATGCCCAAAATAGGCGTAATAAAAGAATAGGAAAAATCAGAAAATGCAAGGGCTGTGGAGAACCACTTTCAGTCTACAACGATGATCCGTTATGCACAAAGTGCCTGGTTAATCCACTTGAAGTAAAAAAGGCATTAAAAGAAATAAAGGGTTTGCTAAATGGTAAATCTGAATAAATTTATTTATGTTCCAAACAGAATAATGTCTATAGATGCTAGCACAACAAGTATTGCATATGCAGTATTTGAGGGAAAGCAATTAGTAATAAGCGGCAAGGTTGAGTTTTCTGGAAAAGATGTTTATCAAAAAATAGCAAGTGCAATTGGTTCTGTGGTTACTGTAATCCAAGATCTTAATCCAGAAGCGGTTGTAATTGAACGAGCCGTGTTTATCAACAGTCCTAAAACTATGTCGGAACTTTCTATGGTTCAGGGTGCTATTTTAGCTGGTGCATCTTTGGCAGGTGTTAAGATATTTAAAGGAACTAACCCAATAGCCTGGCAAAGCTATATTGGTAATGGTAAGCTCACAAAAGATGCAAAGATTTTAATGAGAAAGCTTAACCCAAATAAGTCTGAGTCTTGGTATAAGCAAAATGAAAGAGAAGCTAGAAAACAAAAAACAATAAACTTTGTTAATATTAATTATGATTTAGATATTAGTGATAATGATATTGCAGATGCAATTGGTATTGGGCACTACTCTTTAAATAACTGGGAAAAGCTGGGGGATTGACAAACATGGCCAACTCTGCTAAACTATATACAAATCAAACATGGTTAAAAAAAAGATATCACTTAGATAAGAAAAGCCCAGAAGACATTGCAAAGGAATGTGGTGTCAGTGTAGAAACTATCTATGTATACTTGGCTAAGTTTGGTTTAAGAAAGTCTAGGCGATGAGGTATATAAAGCACTTTGCCAAGGTTATAAAGTGGACACTTGTTCGTGCATTTTGTAGCCATAAAAAATCAAGGGTTGCGTCCTGTCCATTTACTAGACTTACATATACAACATGCCACAATTGTGGTAAAAGATTAGACATAAGGCCAACAGATGAAAACACAAACCCAGCAGGATATTGAAAGAATATCTAAAGAAGTTTCAGATTTGCTAATTGCTAAAAATAAGTCTTATGGGGATTCTGCCCTTAATCCTACCAGGGTATTTTCTAAGGCAGATGCAGTAGAACAACTACTAGTCCGAATTGACGACAAGCTATCTAGAATTAAGAATGGCCACGACTGGCCTGGAGATAACGACATTGATGATTTGATTGGTTATTTAATTTTACTTAAGATTGCTAAGGAGCGTAATGTCTAGAAAAAACAGGGCAGACGTTAAACCAACTTACTTTGAAACAATCCCATATATAAATATCCAGGGATTTGAGATTAACGCTGGTGATATAATTAAAGTGCATGGACAGCACGGCAGCAAGTTTAAATTTATTGGGCTAACCAAGAATAATTTGACTGGTTCCCAATGGGTTGACTGTTTTGAAATGATGAATGGCGTAGCTTCTGTGTTTAGATCTTTTAGTGAGGATAAAATTAAGCGTATTCCAACCAGGGGAAAAAGGAGAAAGCGTGTCGTTTGAGGATTTGACTATTGAGCATTTAGACGAAGTCAACAAGGTTGTTGAAAAATATCTAGCTGGCAATGAGCCAACTCAAATTTCTAAAGAGCTTGATATGCCACGACAGAAGGTTGTGGCCTATATTAATGAATGGCGAGCCATGGCTGCAGATAACGCAGCTATTCGTGCACGTGCAAAAGAAGCTCTTGTTGGTGCAGATGCACACTATAACAAGCTTATACAAAAAGCATATGAAGTTATAGATGATGCTACTACAACAGCTAATCTAAATGCAAAGACATCAGCTATTAAGCTAGTTCTTGATATTGAATCTAAACGCATTGACATGCTACAAAAGGCAGGACTTTTAGAAAATAAAGAGCTTGCTGAAGAAATGTTAGAAATTGAACGTAAGCAAGAAATCCTTGTTGGTATTTTAAGAGACGTTGCTGCAGAGCACCCAGAGGTACGTGATGAAATTATGAGAAGGCTATCTGCAGTTTCTAAAGAGCAAGAAGTAATTACAGTGGTACACAACGATGTTTGATGATTTTTTAGAAGCACTTAAATCAGACAGCTTTGATGAAAAGCCAGTTGATGTAAAGACATTTGTTGAAGGCGAAGATTATCTTGGACAGCCCCCACTATCACAAACCCAATATGATATTGTAGAGGCTCTTAGCCAAATCTACAGGCTAGAAGATCTAATAAGCCTTATGGGTGATACTGAGGGTAGAAGGTATTATAATAAATATACCAAGAATGAAGTAATTCTACAGCTTGGTAAAGGATCTGGTAAAGATTTTACATCAACGGTTGCGTGTGCTTATATTGTATATAAGCTTCTATGTCTTAAAGACCCTGCTAGGTATTTTGGAAAGCCTAGCGGTGACGCAATTGACATTATTAACGTGGCTATTAACGCCCAGCAAGCGAAGAACGTATTCTTTAAAGGCTTTAAAACAAAGATTGAAAAGTCTCCTTGGTTTGCAGGAAAATTCTATGCGAAAGCTGAGAGTATTGAATTTGATAAATCTATTACAGTTTACTCAGGCCATTCCGAAAGAGAGTCTCACGAAGGTCTCAACCTTATCCTTGCAGTCCTTGACGAGATCTCTGGTTTTGCTACGGAGATTGGAACAGGAAATGATCAGGGTAAAACTGCAGATAACATCTACAAAGCTTTCCGTGCATCAGTAGATTCACGCTTTCCAGACCTGGGCAAAGTAGCTCTGCTATCGTTCCCAAGATATCCTGGAGATTTTATTTCTGCAAGGTATGAAGCTGTTATTGCAGATAAGGAAACTGTAACAAAAACACACACATTTATTATGAATCCAGAATTGCCAGCGGAAGCAGATGGCAACTCATTGACAATTGAGTGGGACGAAGACAATATAATTAGTTATAAATATCCCAATGTATTTGCATTAAAAAGACCAACTTGGGATGTTAACCCAACAAGGAAAATAGATGATTTTAAGTTAGCCTTTTTTACTGATATAGGAGATGCTATGCAAAGATTTGCTTGTATACCAACATTCTCGTCAGATAGATTCTTTAAACAAGCAGAAAAAGTTCGTGCAGCAATGACTGTAAGAAATCCAATAGATTCCTATAAAAGGTTTGACTCCAGTTTTGTCCCTGACCCAGATAAGATATATTTTGTGCATGCTGACCTTGCACAAAAGCATGATAAGTGTGCTGTAGCAATTGCACACGTAGAAAAATGGGTAAATATTCAAATCATAAAAGATTATGAACAAATTGCACCAGTTGTGGTTGTTGATGCCGTTGCTTGGTGGGAGCCAAAAGTAGAAGGACCAGTAGACCTGTCAGAAGTAAAGCAATGGATTCAAAATCTTAGAAGGCTTGGCTTTAATGTTGGCATGGTATCATTTGACCGCTGGCAGTCATTTGATATCCAAAATGAACTGAAAGCAATAGGCATGAGAACTGAAACTGTTTCTGTTGCCAAAAAGCATTATGAGGATATGGCAATGCTTGTTTATGAAGAAAGACTTGCTATGCCGATGATTGATCTTTTATTTGAAGAGTTATCAGAGCTTAAGATTATGAACAATAATAAGGTAGATCACCCACGCAAAAAGTCTAAGGACCTGGCAGATGCTGTCTGTGGTGCAATATTTGGTGCTATTTCTCACACCCCAAGAAACCTTAATCTAGAAGTTGAAATACATACGTTTAAGGATAGGCCAAAGCCACAGCTTGACAATGATGCCCAAGATGTGATAAAATATAGGCCTACGCCAAAAGACGTTGAAGAATATTTGGCTAGATTTGATTTAATCTAGATTAATTAAATAAGGAGAAAAATGAATCTAAAGAAGACTTCTATTGCCCTAGTAACGGCACTAGTGATTGGTCTAACTGGTATGTTGCCTGCAAATGCAAATACCCAAACATTGACAGTTGCTGGAGCTTCTGCTAGCGGTGGTACTACTTCTGCTACAGCAGTGGCCCTTCCAGTTCCAGGCGACACAGTAACAGCCTCTAATGCTCTTAGCATTTCTGTTTCTGGTGTTGTAGCTGGTACAACTGTTTCCGCCACTGCTACAAATGCATTCCTACTAACAACACTAACTGGTGCAACTAATGCATCTGGTTCAGCTGCAGTTACACTAAATGCTAGTACAAGCGGTAGTGTAGAGCTATTTGTATTTACCAAAACTACTGCTGTTGGCTCAGTTGTTGTTACAGTTGGAAATACTGCTACAACTTACTTTGTCAAGGGTACTGCTGGAGATGTTGTGAAGGTTGGGCTTTCTGCACCAGCATCTGGTCTAGCAGGATCAACTCAGTCTGTAGTTGTGTCTGCGTTTGATCGCTATGACAATGCAAAGGCATCTGGAACAGTAAGCTTGATTGTTAATTCAAATGGCGTAATTACTACACCAACTGCAACAACCAGTACTTCTGGTACAGTTAGTTATGTTGTTACTTTGCCATCTACTGGCTCTCTAACCGTAACAGCGTTTGCTGCTAGCTCTTCTGCTACAGCAGTTATTGTTGTAACACAGCCACGTAATCTACAGGCAGAACTAGACAAGGCACTTGCTGACCTAGCAACTGAAAAGGCTGCACACGAAGCAACCAAGGCTTTGGTAACTTCTCTAAGTGCTGAACTTGCTGCTGTTAAGCTAGAACTTGCAACTAGCAAGGATCTTTCTGCAAAGGAAGTTCGTAAGCTAAAGTGGCAGTACAACACACTTGTAAAGAAGTACAATGTTGGAAAGCCTAGAGCCGAAAGACTTGCCTTTATCAAGTAATTAGTATAAAATGATAGGGGGAGGGGATAAAACCCTTCCCCTTTATCGTAACTATATTAAAAAGGGGATTAAAATAGATGTCCGTTGACATTGTCTATTTTTCAAATTATTCTGGTAACACAAAAAAATTTGTAGAAAAATTAGATATGCCAGCAATACAAATCCCCATTGACTGGAACTATGAAAACTCATTAGAGGTTACTAGACCATATGTCTTATTTGTTCCTACCTATGGTGGAGGATCGGATAGTTCTGCTATTCCAAGACAGGTCAGAAATTTTCTAAACCTACACTCTAACAGAGACAATCTACAGGGAGTGGTTGGGTTTGGAAATACAAATTTTGGCGAACATTTCTGCAAAGCAGCAGATATGATTTCGTCTAAAACTGGTGTGCCAATTATTGCCAGGGTAGAAATATTTGGCACAGACTACGATGTTGAAAAAGTAAAAGAGAGGTTAGAACTACTGTATGGAAACTAAATATAGCTATCACGAGCTAAATGCAATGCTCAATTTATATGATGAGAATGGTAAAATTCAATTTGACAAGGACAAGGCAGCAGCTAAAGCTTACTTCCTGGACCATGTAAATCAAAATACCGTGTTCTTTCACAGCCTTGAGGAAAAGCTTGAATATCTTGTAGAAAATGATTACTATGAAAAAGAAATTCTTGATGCATATAGCGTAGAGTTTGTAAAAGATTTATTTAAGCAAGCTTATGAATACAAGTTTAGATTTCCAACATTTGTAGGTGCATATAAGTTCTATACACAATATGCCCTAAAGACGTTTGATGGTGGTCGCTATTTAGAAAGATTTGAGGACAGAGTTGTAATGAATGCTCTTATGTTGGCAAAAGGAGATGAAAGTTTTGCCAGAGACATTCTTGATGAAATTATTACTGGTCGTTTCCAGCCAGCAACTCCAACATTTCTTAATGCTGGCAAGAAGCAAAGGGGAGAGTATGTTTCTTGCTTTTTGCTTCGTGTAGAGGATAATATGGAGTCAATTGCACGTGCAATATCATCCTCTCTTCAGCTATCAAAGCGTGGTGGTGGTGTAGGTCTAAACCTAACCAACTTGCGTGAGCTTGGTGCACCAATCAAGAAGATTGAGAATCAGTCATCTGGAATTATTCCTGTTATGAAGATGCTTGAAGATGCCTTCTCCTATGCCAACCAGCTTGGTGCTCGCCAGGGTGCAGGTGCCGTTTACCTAAACGCTCACCACCCAGACATCATGCGATTCCTTGATACCAAACGTGAGAACGCAGACGAAAAGATTCGTATCAAGACCCTTTCGATTGGTGTTGTGATCCCAGATGTCACATTAGAGTTAGCCAAGAATAATGATGATATGTATTTGTTCTCACCATATGATGTTGAAAGAATTTATGGAAAACCAATGTCTGATATCTCCGTAACTGAGCTTTATCAGGAAATGGTGGATGACCCACGCATTCGTAAGGGCAAGATTAAAGCCCGTGATCTATTTCAAAGAATAGCAGAGCTACAGTTTGAATCTGGGTATCCATACATTGTTTATGAAGATAACGTAAACAAAGTAAATCCAATTGATGGTAGAATAAACATGTCAAACCTTTGCTCAGAAATTTTGCAGGTAAATACTCCAACAACCTATAACAATGATATGAGCTATAAGGAAATTGGCAAAGATATTTCTTGTAACTTGGGATCTCTTAACATAGCCAAAGCTATGGAATCACCAGACTTTGGAAAGACGGTAGAGGTTGCAATTAAGTCATTAACTGCAGTCTCTGAGATTTCCTATATTGATTCTGTAATGTCAGTTGCAGAAGGAAACAAAAAATCCAGGGCCATTGGTCTTGGACAAATGAATCTACACGGTTATTTTGGAAAGGAGCAAATGCACTATGGAGAAGAAGAATCAATCGACTTCACAAACATCTATTTCTATACAGTCCTATACCACGCCTTATATGCCTCTGCACGACTTGCAAAGAAAAAGGGCAGTGCCTTTGAGGGATTTGAAAAGTCCAAGTACGCCACTGGAGAGTTTTTTGATAAATATATATCGCAAAACTGGTCTCCAAAAACTGATAAAGTCGCTAAGCTTTTCAAGGAAGCGAAGATTGAAGTTCCCTCGCAAAAAGATTGGGAAAATCTTAAAGCGTTCGTAAAAGAACACGGTATCTATAACCAGAACCTGCAAGCTGTTCCACCAACTGGTTCGATCAGCTATATTAATAATTCAACTAGCTCAATACATCCAATTGCATCTCAGATTGAAATTCGCAAAGAGGGTTTGATGGGCAGAGTATACTACCCAGCACCATACCTGACTAACGATAATAGGGAATACTTCCAGGACGCATATGAAATTGGGCCAGAAAAAATTATTGATGTTTATGCTGCAGCACAGCAACACATTGACCAGGGAATGTCATTGACATTATTCTTTAAGGATACTGCTACTACAAGGGATATAAACAAGGCACAAATATATGCTTGGAGAAATGGTATTAAAACTATTTATTATATTCGTATTCGTCAGCAGGCTTTGCAGGGTACGGAGATGGACAACTGCGTAAGTTGCATGTTATAATGGAGGACTTATGATAACTAGACCTATTAATTGGAATAAAGTTGAAGACCCTATTGACTTAGAGGTCTGGAACAGGCTTACTTCTAATTTCTGGCTACCAGAAAAGGTTCCACTATCTAACGACATTCAGTCTTGGTCAACCCTAAGAGACAATGAAAAGTTGCTAAGCATGCGTGTGTTTACTGGGCTAACAATGCTTGATACCATTCAGGGCACCGTTGGTTCTATGTCAATCATTCCAGATGCAATTACTCAGCACGAAGAGGCTGTCATCACCAACATTGCCTTCATGGAATCCGTTCACGCTAAGAGCTACTCTAGCGTATTCTCTACGCTCACATCTACACAAGAAATTGAGGATGCTTTTAGGTGGTCTGAAGACAATGAGTTTTTGCAAAAGAAAGCAAGTATTGTTCTTGACAGATACCGTGGTGATGATCCACTAAAAAGAAAGATTGCCTCTACATTCCTAGAGTCATTTTTGTTTTATAGTGGATTCTATTGGCCAATGTATCTTTCATCCAGAGCAAAGCTAACAAATACTGCAGATCTTATTAGACTCATTATTCGTGACGAAGCTGTCCATGGCTACTATATTGGATATAAATTCCAGATTGCATATAACAAGCTTGACTGGAATAGCCAGCAAGATCTAAAAGATTGGACATATGGCTTTTTAATGGAGCTATATGAAAATGAAATTAGATACACAAGAGAGCTGTATGACGAAGTTGGTCTTACAGAAGATGTTAAAAAGTTTTTACACTATAACGCAAACAAGGCACTAATGAATCTAGGGTTTGATGCACTTTTCCCCAAGGAAGTTTGTGATGTTAATCCAGCAATCTTGGCTGCCTTGTCTCCAAATGCAGACGAAAACCATGACTTTTTCTCAGGGTCTGGTTCATCTTATGTAATTGGCAAGCACGAAGCAACAACTGACGAAGACTGGGAATTTTAAAGATAGGCAAATAATGAAAGAACTAAAACACTTACACTTAATGGTTAGAGCAGAAATAACAAAACCAATTAAAACTGAAGAGTACGCAAAGCTATGGTTACAGGAGCTTGTTGAACTCATTGATATGAAAATTGCAGCAGGCCCAGTTTCAAAGTATGTTGATATGCCAGGGAATGAAGGAGTAACTGCAGCGGTATCTGTAGAAACATCACACATTGCATTTCACATTTGGGAAAAGAAAGACCCAATGATTCTGCAGTTTGATCTTTACACTTGTGGTGAATTAGATCACAAGATGGTTATAGGATATCTTTGGGAAACATTTGGCATTACAAATATTCAATGGCAATATCTAAACAGAGAAAATGGGTTTGAGCTTATTGACTCAAATTTAGACCAGTAAGATATTAAGTATAATTGGGGCACAATAAGGTTGTGCCTCTTTTATTTTTATATAAGCAAGTATAATAATATAAGAATACATTGGCTACCCCCAATCACGAGGTGATACCCCATTAAGAGCAAAAACTTAAAAGTTTTTATTGCTATGTCTTTAGCATTTTTGCCAACTTTTTTGGCTGCAGATTTAGCACACGCAGAAGAATCTTCTTCAGTGGTTTCGGTTACCCTAACATTAGATCAGCAAGTCACTCAAGCAGAAATCACCGTGACTACGGCAACATCTGAGATACAGGTTGTAACAGAAAACCTAGCTAGTACAAGTGCCTTAGTAGAGCAACTAGTTGGTGGTGGATCTACAAGCATTGCTTCCGTCTCAGAAGTGATAGCCTTGGCTACTACGGCTGTAGCAGAAGCCTCTCAAGCCTTATCAAGTGCCTCTGATGCCCTATGGGATGTTAAACAAAAGCAAGACTCTTATCAGCTTGCAGTAGCCTCCTCACAACTAGCAGATTCTAATTTAACTGTAGCACAAACAAGTTACAGCCAAGCAGTAATTAACCTATCATCCATTAGTGCAGCGGTATCAGGACAGCAACAGGTAGTCCAACAAGAGCAATCTGAACTAAATGCTTTAACTAATGTACCATCAAATAGTTTTCAAATATCTAGCTCAGGCTGGACAAATTCAGTAGAGGCAAGCACAGCATCTACTACTAGCGTTATACTTCCACCAATGTGGGATCAGTCTACAAAAATAGATGTCCCATTTGATATCAGAATGGGAAACACGCTATATGAAGGCCAGGGGAGTGCCAGTCAAATTTATGTAACATCTAAGGCATTCATTTCTTTTGGGCAGGGAGATCACACTTTTTGGGATTGGCCACAGACAACTGGTATATACGTATATCAATCTGACTGGATGACAGCAGGAGCTGGGGCATATACTAAAGTAACAACCACTGACAATACTTTAACAGTTGAGTGGTCATTGCATAGATTTGGAGATGCCAATGGCCCACTGACAAATGTAGTTTGGAATATGCTAGTTGATCCAGCTACTGGAGAATGGACTGGATATTCTGAAATATCTGGAAATACTTCTGGCTTATATGGTGGTCCAAGAATTGGTGTTAGATATTCCAATGGTGGGACTATCTTTACAATGTCTCCAAGAATAGTAGATTCTGTTTCTGCAGAATTAATTAGTCAACAGCAACAGGTAGTAAATTCTGCTTCAGCAACACTCGTTAATTTACAAACACAACAAAGCTTACAAACAATAGTTGTTCAGCAGGCCTCTTCCTCACTTGCAATTGCACAATCAATATCTTCACAAGCTAATGTTGTGGAAGCACAGGCATTATCAGAATTTACAACAGCATTACAAAATACACAAAATGTTATAAGTAATTTAATTATTGTTGTTGAAAACGCAGAAACAAAAGTTCAAACTGCCTATGTAGTTACAGCAGATGCTATTGCTAATTTACCAGCCCCTACCCCTGCTCCAGAACCAGTTGTAATTCCACAGCCTGAACCAACACCAGAACCTACCCCAGAACCAGAACCAACACCAGAACCAACACCAGAACCTACCCCAGAACCAGAACCAACACCAGAACCTACCCCAGAGCCTGAGCCAACGCCTGATCCCACACCAGAGCCAGAACCTACCCCAGAGCCTGAACCAAGTCCTGAACCAGAACCAACTGAAGAGCCAACCGAAGAACCAGTAACTGAACCAGAACCTGCTCCAGAACCAGAACCAACTCCTGAGCCAGAGCCTACTGATCCAGAAGCACCAGTGCAGCTAGAAGAAGAGGTGTCGGCTGAAAACATTGTTTCACTTGTTGAAGAGCTTACAAGCATTGAGCCTACACAACTAACTGAAGCACAGGCAGAAGCAATTAAAGAGGCAGCTTTACAGGTATTTGAAACAGCAGAGCCAGGCTCTGAAGAATACGAGGCAGCATTGGATGCATTGCTGGTTGCAGCTCAACAGGACGACATAGTTTTAGACGAAGCATTAGCTGCAGTTCCATTATTGGGAGATGTTGCAGGGGCAGCAGTAGAAGTATTTAACGCACTTGGAAATGCTGGAGCAGACATGTCTCCACAAGTCCGTGAACAATCAGAAAAGGTTGTTATCGCAGCCGTCATTGTGGGACAAATTGCAATGACTGCTACGACAGCAGCCACTAGTGCAGCAGCAGCTGCAGCAAGGAGGCCGTAATGATTAAATTCATCAAAGCACTATTTAAGGACATTGTAGATCAAGCCTGGACACTTCTGGGTATGTTCGTTGCCTGGGTAGTCTTGGAGGGATCAGCCAAAGATGTAGTAGGAATGCTAATCTGGGTGACCCTTGGTGTATGGGTAATAACCTTCCCATTACGCTATGAAAAAGACGACGAATAATTGCGGTATAATATAGCCATGATTAAAAAGACTATTACCCTAATTGGTGTATCCGTTTTGGCCCTTATCCTTTCTGGCTGTGGCTATGACGGTCACTACAGATACCCCTGCCAGGACCCAGCCAACTGGGGAACTGAGGAATGCGTCCCACCAGTTTGTGAGGCTGCTGGCACATGCACAAGAGATTTGCTTGGATATGACCCATTGGCTACAGAATCTGCTACAATAGAAGAGGAAATTGTTGAAGAAACAACAGAGTCTGAAACAGTAGAAGTTGAGGAATAATGGGAAAAAGATATACATCATCAGAGCTAGAGGCTAGACTAAAGTTTTCTCTTGGTCTTATTCTTGGCTCCATTTTGCTAATGACAGCAGTAGGCATTCTATATGCTTTGATTTTCGTAACCCAGCCAATAGGTGCACAGTCTGAGAATGACAAGATGTTCTTTAATGTGCTTGGAAGCATTGCAACATTTATTACTGGTACTTTGGCAGGTATTTTAATTGGTCAAAATAATAAGACTGAAGAGCCAGCAGCTATAGAAGAAGCTGAACCAGAATTTGAAGAGGGCCAAGAAGAGCAGTAAAATATATTTGACAAACCCCTTTGTGTTTTGTATAATTGATACGTAATACAGAGGGGTTTCTCACATGAGTGACAATACTAATATTGATCTAGATAAGCTTCAATTTTGGGCTTGGCTAGAGATGGGTATTAATAAGGGCTGGGTAACTGAGCCATTTTGCAACACTCACGATGGTGACCCATATATGACAGAAGAAGAAGAAAAAGAGTGGGAAGATGGGGGAGACCCATGCCTACACGTAATTAAACTAATAGATTAATAAATTGAAGGGTATTAAAATATGAAAAAGATAGCACTTCTCATTGCTATGCTAATTGGCTTTGTGGGAATCGTACCAGCACAAGCAAATACAGATGGATCAATTGTCATAATTGATGCTAATTTTGAATCACAGCTAATTACTGGCCAAGTAACTGAAGTTTGCATTACTGCACAGGTAATCTGTAACTCAACACCAAAACTCAGAATTGCATCTGAATTTAAGGCATTTAACCACGGCACTATGATGGCAGATGTCATTAGGGCCAACAATCCATCAGCACACCTAATCCTGCTTGAGTCTGGAACAACTAAGACTGGCCAAGTAACTGGCATTCAGCTTGTGGCTGCACTAAGCTGGGTATCTGCGAATGCATCAAAGTTTAATATTAAGGCTGTATCGTTTTCTTATAACGCAGGAGATGGCAGACGTTGCACACCATCTTCACCAGGTGTAAAGATAGCAACTACACACCAGAATATTGTTAATGCTCTTGCTAGCTTAAAGGCTAATGGTATTAAGTTTTATGCTGCATCTGGAAACTATGCAAGTGGCAATAGAGTTGATTACCCAGCATGTATTGCAGATGCTATTGCAGTAGGCTCCTCTGATTTTGTAGGCAGCACTAGACTATCTGATATAGTTGTTACTGCTGGAGTTTATACAAGTGCAGTTCTTAAGAGTCAGCGTAGTGCTTTGCAAGGCCTACACGACTCCTTTCCAATCACATTAACTGATCCAAATCCAGTTATGCTTGGAAACACAACTTCTGTTGCAACTGCTATAGCAGCTGCTACCAACAGATAAGGCCATCCCCCTTAGCTCAACGGCAGAGCAGAGAGCTGTTAACTCTAAGGTTCGTGGTTCGAATCCACGAGGGGGAGCGGAGGCAAGACGGCTGTTGTCATTGTGATAATTGGTCGTAACTCTCTAAAGAGGGGTACAGGTATGGGAAAAGAATGGGCCTGTACCCCTCCTTTAAATGATAAAGGAAAAAATGTTTACTGAGGAATTAAAAAGGCAAACAGAGCAAAACCACTCTGATGCAGAACAAACCGAATTTATGCAAAGCCTATTCAAGGGAAGTTTGCCAATTGATTCATATGTAAAGTACTTGACTGTCTTGATGTATGTGTATGATACTCTTGAAATAACTGTCAGAGACAACCTTGACGATGATCTTATTGGAATGTTTTTTGATGATAAGCTAGAAAGGTCTTGGAAGATTTCTGCAGACCTTGGTAACTTGGATAAAGTTATTACTTTTAATGGCAAGCTAACAGATCATGTTAATGAATATATGATTATGATTGGTAATGCTAGTCCAGTAGAGCTTTTGGCACATCACTATATTAGATATCTTGGAGATATTTCTGGTGGCCAAATTCTAAAAAGAATTCTTCAGCAGTCATACGGTTTGTCAGAAGTTCAAATGTCATTCTATGACTTTGACCTTGATATTAAGCAATACCGTGATAACTATAAAGCAAAGCTTAATAGTTTTATTAAATCTGCCAATGACCAACAACTATTTATAAATACAGCAAATGATGTTTATAAAGTTACAACTAAGATACTAAACGCATTTTAATATTGGCTCCGTAGCTCAGTAGGTTAGAGCACCACCCTGTCACGGTGGGGGTCGTGGGTTCAAGTCCCATCGGAGTCGCTGAGGTCCCATCGTCTAGAGGCCTAGGACACCGCCCTTTCACGGCGGTAGCACGGGTTCGAATCCCGTTGGGACTGCTCAAACAAACAACGAATGGTATAGTTATAAAATGAAGTTTTATTATTTTGGTGGATATCTTGGGCCAGAGGATGGAAACAATGTCTCATCTATTAATAATTTAGAAAAAAATAGTTTTGATGGCGTGTTATTTACTTATAATCCATACCAGGGTGATTTTTTTACAAAAATAGCCAGAAGCTTAGATTTAAATCAAAAAATAAAATATATGATTGCAATAAGGCCACACACCATCTCTGCCCAATATCTTTGTATGATAAATAAATCAATGAATGAAGTACAAAAAGATAGGCTTCAAATTAATTTAATTGCTGGGCACATAAAACCAAATGAAATAGATTTTGATGGATTTGTTGGAGAAATAACAGACTATTCCTCTGTAAAGGATAGAACCAATTATTTAATAAATTATATAGAAGAACTTTCTAAAATGAAAAAAAATGACAAAATTGAAATTCCAGACTATTATGTAAGCTGTACAAATATTTTTTCTTATGAAAAAGCAACTGAGCTAAAAGAAAAAATTATTTTACCTTATGCTGTTTATAAGAATAATTATTTTTTAGATAGAGAAATTTCTGGCCAAACAAAACCAGGTGCAAAATTAGATATTTCTGATCAAAAAATTATGTTAGCCATTGCTCCAATTATAAGAGAAACCCAGGAAGAAATAGACACGGAGTTTCCCCAAGATAAACTTATACACACTTATGGTGGGGGTAGCTATATAGATAGAGAAAGAGCTACAACAGATACTGAATATTTTACATATAGAGAATTTTGTAATTTTATAAAAAAAATAGAATCAGAAAACATATCTGAGGTTCTTCTAAGCGGTTCTCCCGAAAAAGAACGCCCAAATATGATTCAATATATTAAAAAATATATAGATGGAAATACCACAATTTAAATACCATATTAATTACTTAAATGATATAATATATGTAAGGAGTTATAAATGAATCATTGTCAGCTTATTTTTAATTCATTTCCTAGATCTGGAAATGTTTTTATGAGCAATGTGGCACGTCAAACGTTGTCATTGGACATGATCTCAAGTGTTCATATACCAGAAATATACCAAGTAAAAGAAATTTTCAATGTGGCTATATTTAGAAATCCAGAAGAATCAATTGCTTCTTTACTATATAAGCAATTAGAAAACACAGAACTTGGATTTGATATAAGGTCAATGTATCAACCTGCAGAACAAGCATTTTTAAATTATCAAAAATATGTAGATTATGCAACAAAATATTCAGACAATATCCATATTATTAATTTTAATAATGCTAAGGCTGATGCGATACAAGAAATCAAAAAAATTGTTAATAGATTTAATTTTAGCTATCTTCCTGGAAAAGAAAATTTAACCATAAATGATATTAGTTTTGAAAACAATAAGGTTTGGGGAGATAGCCACGATGGTCATATGCCAAGAGAAAAGAGTAAGCTTAGGCTAGAAATCGATAATTTGGTTAGCAGCTTAGATTTTATAGCAGAGGCAGTAGATATGCATAAAAAGATAGTTAAATTAGCGGCATAGTTATAAATGCTACCCTAGCTCAGTAGGTAGAGCATCCGCCTTGTAAGCGGAAGGTCAAGAGTTCGAGCCTCTTGGGTAGCTCTGATTCGTGATATAATTATTAAAAAGGAGTTTTTATGGCTAAAGCACAAATGCCACTTTCTGGTTTGCTGGGTAAGCACTGGAAGGTGACTAGCTATATGGGCTGGAGAATACACCCAGTAAAGAAAACACGCAAACACCACAACGGAACTGACATTATTTATACCGCTGGAAAAGATCGTGGTATCTATGCCCCGTATCCTGGAACTGTTACATATGCTGGACCATCTAAAACAAAGCAAGACAATGGTGAGCCAAGCGGTTTTGGGTACTATGTAAAAATTACTCATAACATTAATGGTCAATTTTATAGTTCTTTGTATGCCCACCTTGTAAAAGGCTCTATGAAAGTAAAGCAGGGGGATAAGGTTAAAGCTGGAGATTTGCTTGGAACGATGGGGACCAGTGGTATGAGCACTGGTGTTCATTTGCACTGGGAAATCTGGAAAGGAAAGACGCATGGATGGTCTGATGACGGCAAGGGCTTCGTTGAGCCAATTGAGTTTATGAAGTCTTTAATTGCCCTTGAGGGGGCTGCAGATTATGCTAATGTTGGATCTGCCCCATCAAACAAGGCCAGCTCTCCAAATACCCCAGGAGCTAGTGCCAAGCCGATTGAGGTTAAGCCAAAGCCCGCTGTAAAGCCAGTTTCTAAGCCTGTACCAAAAGCTACCAAGCCAGCCACAAATGCCCCTCAAAAGCCTTCAAAGGCCCCTGTAAAGGCACATAAAGTAGTATCTGGGGATACACTTAGTGGAATTGCATTTAAGTATAAAACCACGGTTCAAAAGCTTGTTAGTTTAAATAAGCTTAAGAGTGCAAATCAGATTAAAGTTGGACAGGTTATTAAACTACCATAATGCCTATTTACGACTATAAGTGTGGATCATGCGATGCCATAGTTGCAATTTCTAGGGGCATTGCAGATAAAGAAAGAGTTCCAGAATGTCTAGCTTGTCAAAAGCCATTAAATAGAGTATACTCTTCTGTAGGAGTTACCTTTAATGGTGGTGGCTTTTATTCAACTGATAAAGGAAAGTAAATTTGCAGGTTCTTAAAGATAGGGTTGAGTGGACACTTACAGCCTTAGATAGATGTGACGCATATTGCTCAGCCCAGGCTTTTGTAAAAGCTGTTGGCGTAAATGGAGAGCTATTGTTTTGCTCCCATCACTATAATAGTATCGTTAATAATGCAGTAGGCTATGACAAATTATCTAAATTTGCCTATCAAATTATTGATGAGCGAGAGCGACTTGTAGAGAATAGATTGGTTGGGGAAAATTGATTATTGAGATAATTGGGCTTCCTGGTAGTGGAAAAACTACCCTAGCTAAAGAGCTTGCAAGCAGAACTAATGCAATTTTATTAAATGGTGACGATGTCAGGGAGGACCTGAGCAGCGACTTAAGCTTTAGCGTTGACGATAGGATTGAGCAGGCAAGAAGAATTGGTGCAGTAGCAAGGCTTCTGTCAAAACAAGGTCATATTGTTATTGCAGATTTTGTATGTCCAACGCAGTCTGCCAGAACAGCATTTGGAAAGTCAGATATTGTAATATGGATGAATACTATTGATGCAGGAAGATATAGCGATACAAATACAATCTGGCAAGACCCTGCAGAAAGCTATGTAGATTTTACTTTTACTAGACTTGAAGACGACACCAAAGCTGATACAATTATTAAAGAATTTAATCTGTTTGATTGGTCTGCACCAACAACCCTTCAGCTGGGCAGGTATCAGCCATGGCATGAGGGACATCAGGCATTGAAGCAGGAGGCCCACAAAAGAACAGAGCAAGTTCTTATAGGAGTTAGGAATACATATGGGACTTCGGAAAAAGATCCGCTCACTTATGAGGAAGTTAGAAAAAGAATACTTAAAAGTGACGGAAGTATACATGAACACACATTGGTGGTAAAGCTACCAAATATTACCAATATTGTATATGGTAGGGATGTTGGCTACAAAATAGAACACATTGATCTTCCACCAGAAATCCAGGCAATCTCTGCTACACAGAAGAGAAAAGAACTTGGAATCTAATGCTCGCTCCATTACAAAGGCTTTGACATATAGATTTTGGCAAAGTCTAAATACGTTTATTATTTCATTTATCGTTACTGGAAAACTTGAGATGGCAACAGCAATTGTAAGTATTGAAATATTTATTAAAATTATTGTTTACTTTTTCCATGAAAGAATATGGTCTAGAATTAAGTGGGGCATTCGTAAATGATAAGAAAACATTGGATAAATAGATATAGACCACCAGAGACACCAGAAAGCATTAAAGCTCTTACAGAAGAGCTAGATCCATACGGATATGAATCTGTATTGTTTACTGTACATTCTAGGCTTGGAGATATGTGGACAAGACTATCTAGCTCAGTAAATAAAAATCATAAATTTAAGTATATGATTGCAGTAAGACCATATTTATTTAGTCCACAGTATTTGGCTATGCTAATAGCGTCATTCAATCAAATATCCAATAACCGATTAATGCTAAATCTTGTTCATGGCATAATTGGTCCTAAAGAAACATTTGATGGAATTATGCACGGCGAACAACTACACGATAATAATTATAGAAAAGAGTATGCTAAACAATTTATGCATAAATTCTTAAATGAAACTAATGTTTATATTCCATATGAAATGCCAGAAATTTTAGTGTCAGGATCATCAAAAGAATCGCTAGATTTGGCAAAAGAAACATCCGATATTGTTGCTACATTTTATGAATCTTTTATGGAAGATCCAGAAAAGTTTACAAGCAGAAAGTTTAAAAAGATTTTTATATTTTTGTCTGTTTTAGTAAGAGAAACCGATGAGGCAGCAGAACAAGAGGTTGCGAATATTCCAGAAGAAAATAGAACAACTGATAGCTCACCTATCTATGGCTCAAAAGAAACATTAACAAAAAAGTTTTTAGAGCTTGAAAAGCTTGGGGTTACAGACATTCTTTTTAGCCAATTTGACCAGTGGCATGACCCCAAAGTGGTGCATGAATTCCTAGGAGAGCTAACGGATGCTGGCATTTTAAGCTAAAGTTTGATATACTTTATTAAAATAAGGAGATTTTATGTATCAGTATTTTGTAAAAGAGGTCACAAAAGTCGTTGACGGGGACACAATCGATGTCATTATTGATCTTGGTTTTGATATCATGTTTTCGTCCAGGGTAAGGTTGGCTGGCATTGACACTCCAGAATCTCGCACTGCAGACAAGCGTGAAAAAGCTTTGGGTCTTGAATCAAAGAAATTTCTTGAATCTAAAATTAAAGCTGCTAAAAACATAGTAATTAAAACTGAGAAGCTTAATAGCTCAGAAAAGTATGGCAGAATATTGGGTTGGCTATATCTTGACGGCGATGGCAACTCCGTAAACCATGAAATGATTGAAAAGGGATATGCTTGGGGATACCTTGGAGATACCAAGGTCAAAGATTTTGATGCCCTACTTGCAAAACGTAATGTTCAATCATAGTGATTCCGAAGACTATTTAGAATATTTAATTTTAAATGGCTATGTTGAAGTCTCTGGTATTGATCCAGAGACTCAAGAATTTTTATATTCATTTACAGAAGAAGCAAGAAACACAATTCCTGGATTGCAAGAACAGCTTAATGAAGAATTTTATGGCTTAATTGTTTATCTTTGGGAGCATGGTTTTGTTGCAATGGATATAGAATCGGAAAGTCCAAGGGTAACTTTAATGCCTAAAGCATTAAATGAATACGAAGTAGCACAGTTGCCAAAGATTTATAGGCATGCATTGATGACTATTATAGAGGCACTCAAGATTCAATAGTATAATAGTCTTGGGGTTTATATGGAATTTTTATTTGGTATAGTTTTCGGCATTGCTTCATTATATATTGCTGCTAAAGTAATACAAAAGCTTGAGATCGCTAGAAGATTTACTGTTTATCCCATTAGACGTAGTCAGAGCTATATACACAGTTTACTATTATTTGCTTTGCAAAATTTACAAGACGACCCAGAGCCTATTAAAACCCAATCTAGAGATCTAATGGCTAAGCAGAGTATGACAGTAGTATTCGTTGACGGCAATGCCTACTGGATAAAAGATAACAAATTCTACCAGGCTTCAGTTATTAATGGACAAATTGATAATTCTACAATAAAAACAGTTGACACAATGGGTATGGATAGGGTAGAATTAGACAAGATGTTTTTTATTGTTCAAAAATTAACGGAAGGTAAGCAAAATGATAGTGGGGATTCAGGGTTCAAAAACCTATAACGACTACGCTTCTTTCATTCATGGAATGGCCATGCCATTACGATTAATGCCAATAACAGATAAAAGACTGACAGTTTTTAGTGCTGGACCAAAAAGAATTAATGAGATGGCACTAGAGTTTTTAAACGTTTCTGACTTTAAATCAAGGGGCATATCAGTTAAATTGGTTTATATGCCAGAGTCTTGGTTTAGAAATAACTTTGAAAAAATTGAAATGTTTATTTACTTTTGCTCAAAGAAGGAAACATTCTCTAGCCTTGCAAACTTTTTGGACAATAAAGAGGTTGACGTTCGTGCCTGGAGATATGACGAGATCAAAGATAAAAATAAGTAAGGAGTTGTAATGTTAATTACTTCGCTTGAACAAATGGAAGAGATTGTTGAATCTAATAAAACTCTTTCATGGCGTGGCTGGGACGTAGTCCAGTCTTTGCCAAATCCTACTGCCTGGTCCAAGCCAGATGGTGCCTATATCAAAGGCAGGTGGTACACTCAAAAGATATTTGCTCTGTCCACTGAGGGTTGGGAGATTCCAAATAAGTTTATGAGGTAGCAAATGCAATCTCAAAAATGGAAAGAAAAAGCTGCTTGTAAAGACTATGACTGGAATTTATTCTTTGATAAATATGAAGAAAACATAAGCTTAAGGCCTGCAATAGATCAGTTATGCTCAACTTGCCCAGTTGCAAGACAATGTTTTGCGGTTGGCATCTCGCAAAAAGAATGGGGTGTTTGGGGAGGAGTATATTTAGAAGGTGGAAAAATTTCTAAAGAATTTAATAAGCATAGAGACAAGGCTAGGTGGGCAGAAACCTGGAAATATCTAACGATGGATAATAAATAATGTATACAGACGATATGAAGCGAGCCTTTCATTCTCTTGATGGGACTGGGCCAAAAGGATTTACGTTACAGATTATTGACCACAATCACTTTCTTACTGTAAAAGCCAGTGAAAAACAGTTTATGTCACTACTTGACGCAGACAAGCGTCATGCGGTAGAATATATGATAAAGGTTAAAAAAGCCTTGGAAGACAATGGAGCTATCGTGCTACTAGTACGAGAAGGTGGGGCAGAGTAATGCAAACATTTTTGCCATCAAAAGATTTTGATACCGTAGCCAAAATGCTTGACTCCAAAAGATTAAACAAGCAAATACTTGAATGCTATCAAATACTTAAGGTTTTATCCAGCAATGATCCACACGCTGGTTGGAGAAATCATCCAGCAGTAAAAATGTGGAAGGACTTTGAAGTATCTCTGTATGACTATGTGTCTTCTATGATTCGTGAAGCAAACTATAGAGGAATTAAGACAGACAAGAATACAAACAACTTGATAACTCTGAGAACTAATAACATCAAGAACTGGGGGAGCGGTTTTCCAAAATGGTATCAGAACTCAGAAATTATGAAATTTGTAACTACGACCCATAAAGCAAATCTGTTTTATAAAGATCCAGAATTCTACTTTGAGTTTGAGTCTGCAACTATTAGCAAATACAATCAGCCTTGCTGCGATACTTGCAAATATTACTGGGTAACACATAAGGAGAGCCAGTGAGTTCAGAATTAATCAATGTCTTAATTTTAGCTGGTCTTGCATCAATCATATTGGCTTTATCAATTATCGCTATTGTACTAAAGATTAAGAATAACAAATTCATTTCAGTTATAGCACAACTATTTGTCGATAAAAATGTGTTGTCAGAAGAAATAGATAGACTATCTTTTATAGTAAACAATGGTCCAAGCATAGAGAACGACTTTATTAAGTTTCTCTCTGACTCCAGGGATGGAGCATATGAATATATTGAACAAGTCCAGACTGCTATTGAGGCCCTATATAAAGCCATGGAGTCTGACAAAGAGAGCGAAATTGATAGAACTTATAAAGAACTGTTAAAGTTTCTACCCTCCAAAAACATGGATGTGGTAGAATAGTAAAAGAAAAATGTTACCTTTGAAGCAAGAGATAGATATAGAAAAAAGCCTGCAGGCATTGACCAATAAGATGCCAGCAGTTTGTTGCATATCCAAATGTAATGAGCTTGTTTCTAATATATACAAAACAATTGAAAAAAGATCTCTACCAATGTGCCCAATGCATTTTGGAATAATTGCTTCAGAGGTATTGTGGTAAATATAAATAAGGAGAAATATGAATAAGGCAATGATTGAGTCCTATCTAAGGAACCTTTTGGGATCTGTGCTAGGTGCAATTACAATCGTAATGGGAAGCACTGGCATTGCGTCTCCACTAGAGTTTGGTGGGGCTGAATGGCTACTTGTAGCAAATGCACTGTGGGCTTCTGCTGTTCCAACACTACTACGTTGGGTTAATAAGAAGGATCCAGCTTTTGGTCTAGTAGCAAAGGCCGTAACATCTTCAGTTACAAAGAAGCTTGAAGATGCAGCCGTAGAGGCAGCAAAGAAGCCAGCAGCCAAAAAGGCTACTGGCGACAAGAAGCCAGCAACAAAGAAGGCTACCACAAAGAAGTAGTCTATTTAGAAATTGGCGGTCTGCATAATCTTGCAGACCGCTTTTTCTTTTGCTATAATATATATGCCTGCCATTTAGGGGGCAATAACTCGCTTAATAAAAGGAGATGATAATATGATGGTATCTTATGTAGATCCATTTGCACAACTTAGTCGGGAATTCGATAAGTTATTTGGTGCACCAATGCAAAAAACAAACTATCCACCCTATAACGTAAAGAAAGTAGACAATGATCACTTTATAATGGAGTTCGCTGTTGCTGGATTTAGTCGTGGAGAGCTAGAGCTTTCAGTAGAAAGAGGAGTTCTAACGATCAAGGGTGAAAAGCTAGGAAAGGATGATGAATATATTTACAAGGGAATTGCTACTCGTAAATTTATTCGCTCATTCTCCCTGCCAGAATACTTTGAGATAACGGATGCTTCAGCATTTGACGGTATTCTGTACATTGATCTAAAACGCAATATGCCAGAGGAACTAAAGCCAAAGCAGATTGAGATCAGGTAGTATATAATTAAATAGTCCCCATACAGGGCAAGGCCGTTATCTTAGGATGGATTAGTTACCCATTTTGACCCCTGGCCTAATACAGGTTCTGTATGGGGATTTTCCATGCTATAATATTTCTATGCCATATCGTGTTGGAGCTAAGGGATCTTACGGCTGCTCAGGCTACCCTGCTATAAAAGAAGACGGCACTGTGATGGGCTGTCACAAAACAAAAGAGGCTGCAGCACGACAAATTTATGCCATTAATCAATCCGAAGGTAATATAGATAAGGCTTCTCCATGCTGGGATGGATATACACAGCGTGGAATGAAGCCAGGGAAAAATGGAAAAATGGTTCCAAATTGTGTTCCAATATCTAAAATGGATGAGCGAATTGTTGAGGGTGACTTTGTTATGGGACAAACCACTGAGGGCATTGCACATGGAATGGTAGAACACATCATGTGGGAAGGTGGAACTCTTGGAACGCCTGGAAGTGAATATGCACTTGAATCTATGCCACCAGAAAATCCAGCGATGTCTGTTCGCATTTATGAAGAAGAAAATGGATCTTGGGAGCCAACAGCATACAGTATTGGCATGATGTATTTAGACGCACAAAAACTTGAAAGTTTAGAGGGACACAATATGCCAGAGGACATGGATGACGACATGCTTGAACTTATGCTTAAGGCAGAAACTTTTACACCAACCTCTGGAATGAAAGCAGCAGCACGTAGAGCTTTGCGTTGGAAAGAAGAAGGTAAGGCAACTGGGGCAGGAACTCCAGTAGGCTGGGGTCGTGCAAGAGATATAGTTGCAGGCAGATCAATGTCACTAAGTGTTGTGCGTAGAATGTTCTCATTCTTTTCTCGCCATGAAGTAGATAAGAAGGGTAAAGACTTTTATAACACAAGCAATCCATCTAATGGTCGTATTATGTGGGATGCATGGGGCGGAGATGCAGGATTTAGCTGGTCACGGGGCATTGTAAACAGAATGAAAGACAAAGCTTTGTTTGCTAATTTTGGTAAAGATTGGACAACATCAGAATCATTGACAGACATATTTAAGGCTTTAGGCGTAGGTTCAATGGTATCTTGGAATTCTTCTGGCGGCAGGGCAACAGGTAAAATAAGACGAATAATCAGAAGTGGAACCTATAACGTACCAAATAGCGACTTTGCTTTAAATGCCTCTGAAGATGATCCTGTGGCCGTTATAACCCTATATAGAGACGGTAAGCCAACAGATATTACTGTTGGTCATAAGTTGAAGACTCTAAGAGCTGCCTAAGTCTATCAACATACCTTTCATAATCAATATCAATAACAATATTGTCATCATCTATTTTTAACAGTTTAATTTCTTTTCCTATGTCAAACAGGATAGCTCTGATCTCTTGCTCAAGATTCATTTTCCTGCTCCCTTTGGTATGTTCTAATTTTATGGCAGTTTGCACAAACCACATCGCATTTTTTTACTTCGATCCATGCAGCCTCTGGACCGTAAGCTCTTAATACCCTATACACAACATCTATTTTATTTTCTTTTGGTCTATGATCAAATTCTAGTACGTAATGTGGAAAATGATTCCTGCAATCAGCACAGCCGTGTTTTTCCTTATAAAGGTGAAGTTCTTCTAAAACCTTATATAGCTGTTTCTTCTGTTTGGCTGATTTGACCATACGATATAATTATACCAGGAGTTATGTTGGAAAAAGAAATAGTGTTTGTATACATTTGTAGAAATGGAGATAACGAAGAGCTTAGATATTCGCTACGCTCTGCTCAAACCTTCTACCCAAATTCTACTGTCTGGGTTGTTGGGGGCAAGCCAGACTGGTACGTTGGGAATTTTATACCAATTAGGCAAGTAGCAGATGCTTTTCAAAATGTAAAAAATAGCTTGATTGCAATAATGGATAATCCAAACATACCAGACGAAATAGTTATTATGAATGATGACTTCTTTTTTGTTAGATATGTTCCAAATATAAAGGCATACTCGTCTGGGACACTATATAATAAAATAGTTTTTAATAAATCAAACGGAGTCAATTCCCCATATATTAAAAGGTTAAATCATTTATTGAGGCATTGTAAGAAATATAGAGATGTTCCACTAGATTTTGAAACACATGCACCAATGCTTATTAGCAAAAGCAAGCTATCAATAATAGCTAAAGAAAATGTAATGTGGAGATCAAACTATGGAAATAGATTTTTATCAGAAGATCAAATTGAAGTAATAGATGATGTCAAGGTTTATTCAGATCCAAAATATGATTTTAAAAGTTATGAATATCTAAGCTTTAAGTATCCATTTTTTTCAACACAAGATAGCTCTTTTGGAATGGCTTACGATAGAATGCTAAAAAATATGTTTTGCATTCCATCAAGATACGAGCTAAAAGTATTTTCTAGTAGCTAAAGCTATTGATTTTCTGCGTAAGTCGTTGCTGGCTGGCTTTTTTATGGTTTCAATTAGCTCAGCAAATTGACTTAGCTCCACTTCTTGTCTTGCATGAAGAGACTCAGCCTTCAGCCTAGCATTTTCACTAAACTTATTGTAATACTTTTCTATCTGGTTAATTCCTCTTTGGGCACCCATTACATTAAGTGGTTTTATTAATACTGCAGCACCGCCAATACCCTCCCTAACATGGGGTGTGTCAACGTGCACTGATGGAATTCCATAGCCAGCTGCCTCAATTGCAGACATTCCATATGTTTCATATCTGGATGGCACTAATAGTATTCTGGTTTGTTTTAAATATATATCTACATTTTCTGGAGCCACTCTGGGATGAAGCTCTATGTTTGGAATTTTGGAAACAATTTCTTCAATATCTTTAAGGCCATGCGTTGGTTCAGCTGGCGACCTGACTATTATAAATCTTTTGTTGGGATATATTTTTGCTAAATCAATTACGACTGTGACACCTTTATTTGTTAAAGATGACAAGAGGGTATACGCATCACCAGTATTGCTAATGCTGTTTGGAATTGGGCTAATTGGTGGATGCAAAACAAATGCATCAGGCTCTCCCCACTCTTTTGCCGCAGCTCTTGTATTATAAATGGCATAATCTGATTCTAACATTGCAGCTGAGATTCCGCCACCATATTTTGGAGGGGTATGAACATTAACAATTGAGGTTGCACCAATATCTTTAGCAGCCAAAACAGCTGGCAAAGATAATTCATTTTGTCCAATAACAACTCTAGCATTTAGTTCTGCGAGCTGCTGGGCAATTGGCCTTGGATCTGCATTTATATCTAAAACATCTGGAGTATTAATTTGTCTTACGTTAATGCCCTCAAAAGTGTATGACCTATCTGTTTTGGTCAAAACGTACGATTCTTCTTTTATTGCCTTCATAGTTCTATGAAGTGAAACTTCTCCGCCCATATTCCAAAGTGGCGGATAGCCATGTGATAATGCAACAACTGTCATTTATTAATTCCTATATCTTTCATGTTTTGTGTTTACCCAAGTCTGGTCTTGAATACTCCATCCCCACTGATAGCTAACGTTTGCCAAACAAAATCCAAGGTCTTGCATAATTTCAATAACTTTTAAATTATTTGATGGCTCTCCCCAGGCAGACCTTTCAGGTGTTTCAGTCTCAATATGAGCAACTAAAACATCTTTTATTAGGCTTCCCATGCCCTCAATTGTTGGAACAGAGTGTCCTTCAACATCTATTTTTAAAATATCAATTATCCCTGGTTCAATTATGGCATCTAATCTTGTTACTGGAACATCTATGAGTGTGCTTTCTATTGGATATGCATTTGCTCTTACTAGCTCAAGGGAAGATGAGCCCAAAAATTCTGGATCATTCATTTGTACAAATTTGGCTTCTCCAATAAAATTAGAAACTGCTGTTTGAAATACTGCGAAGTTTGGATATTTGTTTCTAATTTCAAGAGCTGCTGCTTCTCTTGCTTCTATGCAAATAACCTTACACTCGTCTTCATCTCCTAATTGTGACAAAAGCCACTGAGCATCATCTCCATCACGAGATCCAACATCAATTATTCTAAAAGCTTTTTCTACAAAATATTTTTTATGTGCATCCACTACGGGGTCAAGCCAACTAATATCCTGCATCATTGCTGCGATAAAGCCTTTTTGGCAATTTGTAGGCCTTTTCCATTCTTCCAAGTCTCAAATGCTTTTTTATCTTGTTCACGCTTACGCTTATCATTTGCTTGCTGATAAATTTCATCATCTGGGGCTTTCTGATTCCAGCGATGCAAATGGGATAGCTTCACCTGTGGATGATAAATAAAGTTGGTCATCTTGCCAAGCTCTCTCCAAACATTGTCGCAAAATAAATGTCTTAGTGTTGGTAATGCAATCCAGCCCAAACGTTTATACATTTCAATTGGAACAACTACATGTGTTGGAAGATCTTGTCCATGCAGATGCTCTAAGCCATCACTTCCGTATGCAACTCCAAGATCTGATAAAGAATCAATCATTATCTTATCCCAGCCTTTTGTTTCAGGCAAAACATCATCGCCAAGGATTGCAATATGTGTAAAGCCATCCTCTAATGCCTTTTGTGCAATTTCATTAACTGATTTAGCATAAAATATTCTAGGCCCAACAAGATAAGTTGTATTTTCTAGCTCTATGTATGGAGATGTGTCATCATTATCAATACGAGCAAAAAGCTGATATTCGACAGTACAAGTTTCTTTTAGGGCATTCGCAAGTCTCAATAAATTGTGTGGCCTACCACGAGTGGGAACAGCAATAGCTAATTTTGTCATAGTAATACTATTATACAGCATGGACTAAAGCTTAATTGCTTTAGCAAATACAACTCTGGATGCCATCTTGGATGCACTAATAATTGCAATTGGTGCTGCAATGCTTAGTATAATACCTGCCCACATACGTGGCTCAGTCCATGCCCACTCCCAAAAATCAAAAGTGTGGAAGGCATTAGCAAGAACTGCAATACCACCAAAGGCTATCATTCCAATCAATGCACCGCCAGTTTTTTCTGACTTACCATCTTCATCTATTCTAGACGCAAGTACAAGATATGCAACCAAGAATAAAAGATACATAAGCTCAATAAAGAAAAAGAATAGTCCAGCCATCCATGACTGAGATAGTCCAACAAATTCTGCAACAGAAGTAATACCATTAAATGATACGATTGCAGATGATATAAAAGCAGCAGCAATACCAATTAGCCATGTCCAAAGAATTATCTTTTGGTCTACCTGAATTTTGGGAGCACGCTTAGATTCCTGAAGCTCATAACGCTTACGCTTCTGATCTTCAATCTTTTCTTTAGTTGCAGCCGTGGCCTGTTCTCCAGACAATTGCTGCATCTTTTCTCTACGTCTTGGGCTAATCCTACCCCATGCATTTATACTCATATTGTTAATTATACCATGTTTGGTGCCCTCAGTCAGATTCGAACTGACACTGAACAGATTTTAAGTCTGCTGCCTCTACCATTGGGCTATGGGGGCGTGGGGCAACTGGGACTTGAACCCAGGACCGAACGATTATGAGTCGTTTGCTCTAACCTGCTGAGCTATTGCCCCTGGCTTCGTAATCCAGCTCTGCTTGTAAAAATCTTAGCTCCATTTCAATAGATTCTATTGCTTCATTATTCATGCCAAGTTGCATTTCAATAGCATCAAGATCTTTTTTAATAGACTTGAGTTCTTCCCAAATATTATTCATTAATAATATTCTGCAATTCAAATACTGCAATACTTAAATGACCACTAGAAGATTTAGCAGTTAGTGCCTGCTCAATTCTTTCACGTTCTTTTTGTTGCCCTGCAGCAAATGCATCTGCAACAAATTGCATATCTTGTGGCGTTCTGGGACTTGCTAGATCAACACCATACTCAAATTGTCCCACATTTCTCAATTCATAGTCAATGTCTGGTAGGCTCATATATTAATTTTACACTAACTAAGTCAAAAAATCAAGCAGCTAAAAGATTAATCTTATCTGGCTGAAAGCCTGCCCAAGTACCTTTTTCTGAAATGACTACTGGTACTGATGAAAATCCCATGCCAACAATTAAGTCTAATGCATCTGGGTCCTCAGTAATATCCACGGTATTGTAAGAAATACCATTCTTATCCATATATCTTTTAGTCATATCGCACTGAACGCACGATGGCTTTGTATAAACAGTAGTCATAAACACTTCCTTATTAAGTTGATGATATATTATACTCCTGTATGGGGGTAAAAATCAAGTAATTTATTACAGTTTGATAACTTATTCACAAATATATGTAAATGACATATGGAACTTGTCATCAGTATCAATAATTACTGGAGTGTTGTGATCAAACGGGGCATCTGCAGCACTGCTACCAATTATCCAAAGGGTGAAAGTTGTGCTACCAGGAACTAAGTGACCTTTAATGCTATAGTGGTCTATTCCCTGATTCGTTATCTTATGTATGGAACCACCATAAACATCTGTGTGGTACTGAGATGCAACTGGCAATGTTAAAGAATATTGCCCAGTTCCAAAGTTTGTAACGTTAGTAAAAATAACATCCATCTGTACGGTTACAAAGTTACCCATTTTAATGTATGAGCCACTTGCTGGTGTTCCAGTAAAGGCCAACCCAGTTCCAGACCAAACTGGAGAATATGTTTTAATTTCAGTAGTTAGCCCGCCCACATCACCAAAAGCAGGATGTGTAAACCTAGCCATTAACTACCACTCTCAAGATTGGTAATCATAACAGCTGCCTTCATAGAATTGACAGAAGAGATTGCATAAAGAGCGTCCTTTCCAGGAAGCTCAAAAGAAATGGAGTGGTTTGGTAAAATTCTAAAGCCATAGTTTGTGCTGGATACTGCAGAATTTCCAAGGTAGATGTAACCAGTATCATTAACATTTTGTACTGTTACGTCACATCCAGAGTGAACACCAGCTGGAGACACCCTTGTAACGTTGCTGCTTGAAAGGGTAATTAGAGAATGTGTTAGCATTCTTATATTGTATCACAGTTATGTGTAGTAATGATGGTAGGGATTTGATCAGTCTGCTCTGCCCTAATAGACATACCACATTCTGGACATTTCCAAAAAATAGGTATCATTTGCCAATTATATTGTATTTATATGATAAAATTAATTAATGGTCTGCTCAATTTGTAATCAATTTTTTATGGTGCCAATAGTTTATGGGTATCCTACACCTGAAATGATTGAGGCATCTAGACGAGATGAAGTTGTTCTTGGCGGTACTGTTATTAAAGACTATACGCACTATTGCTTAAATTGCAATGAAGCACAGACAGTTTTTCCAGACCTAGATTTTTAATAGTCTAGATAGCTCATCTGCAGAAATTAATCCAGCAGCACTGGCAAACATCTTGCCATCGTAAAAGCTCACAAAAAATGGACTAATTGTTGGTGGCTGAGAAGCAATCATGGCCTTTACTAGGTCTGGCTCTTCATCATAATTAATTCTAGTATATGTAACATCTGGGTTATTGTGAAGTAGTTCTTGAACTATTGGTTGCATTATTTCAGAGGTTTTAGATCCAGAAGTAGAAAACTCAACAATTTCTTTTTGTGTCATACTTCTATTATATACCTCAAAAAATGCTATTTTGCTCTTACAAGCCTTCTTTTTTCAGGATCAAATACTAGTGGCCTTTTTTTATTTGCCTTGCCATTTTGCCTGTTGGAGTTTCTTTCTCCTTTTGTTTTTTTACCTGCCATCATTGTCCTCTCTATAATCTGATGCCAAGACTACCCATTGTCCCTTAGTATATACTGACGGGGGAACTGATTTATTCCATGGCTCTATAATTATTTCAGAGCCATTCTTCCAAACCACAAAGTTGTAATCGCCTTCACGTGGCTTATTTTCGGCCATGCGTTTTTGCCAAAGGGTATGCCATTTGGCGTTCTGAACATCAGTCTTAATCTTATCCATACCTAATTATATCATTGTCAAAATGAAATATTAGTTAGATGTGGGATTAATAATGGATTTTTGACCAGCAATTAGCTGCTCAATTTCTTGACAAATCACTGTCCATTCTTCTTCAAATATCTTTTTGGATCGTCCAGGACCAACGCCAATTTCCATGTTTCCATCAACACCAACTTCTTTAATTGTTCTTTCAACATCAATATTTAGTGTGGTACATTGAAAATGCTTGTGAACATATCCATCTTTATCAATTAAATATTTTTCAAAGTTTCCGCCCATTTGATCTCCGTTATAAAAGCCCATATTGAGCCAATATGAAAAGTATTTATCTTTAAACATATTGTAGGGGTCAAGGCCGTTTGCTTTCAATACTTCTTTTGCAGCAAGCTGGTGTTCTCTAATTGTTAAATAAAGTTCATGGGGTTCGCCATTTGGCTGTCCCAATCCATTGTGTCCTGGCTCTACTCCAAGTTGTACGCTTACACCAGGCTGAGGAATTGATGATACCATTTCTGAAAACTTAAATGTAGTTCCATAAACATCTTGGCCATAATTTTGAGAATCTAAACCACAGGTAATTCCCTCAGACCACTTTCCATAAGTAACTCCTGGTCCACAGTAATCGTTAGTTGGAATAGCAATAATTTGAAATTGATCTCCGCCATACTTTTCTTGCAGCCATTGCAAAACTTCCATTTGATTGGCATTGCCACATCCAACGGTAGTATTTACAACAATAGCAGCCTTGCCCTTAAATTGCTGTAAAAAACCAGGCTCTCCATCTGCCGAATTTAATTCAATATCATAAATAGATTTTAGTGTCATTATGACCTCCAAAAACTATTATACATTCCTTTATTTGTGTTTATTGACAAGCCGCTTTTTTTGCAGTAAACTATATATATGTTCGTAATAGCCAAGCGTGATACATTTATTAATCTTATGAAGAATATGGATGCTGAGACTGCCGTACCCAAGGGCACTTATATGTTTCACATTACCTCAGAAAATCAGGTCAAATATCTAGAGCCTGACGAGATCTGCGTCTATACCCCAGAGCTGGGATTAAATTATACATATAGGGGCGATTGGGATGAGTTTCGAACGGTTTAGCACATCAGATGTTTACATATTTGAGCATGTGGGTGGGTACATTGAGTGCTGTGGATGCCTGTTTGCAGATTGGGATAAGGACTGGTGGCCTGAGTTTAAAACTCCAAGAGAAGCAATTGCCCATCTAAGCAGACATGAAGAAGTGGGACACGATACAGGGCAAGCTATAAAAAGAATTACAGAAGACTATCCTGACTTAGATATTGAAATAGAGACATATAATTCGCCATTGACATCTGAGGGATAAAATGATAAACTTAAGTATGACCAACGCTTACTTAACTTTAAAGAATATCATTAAGTACTATAAGAAACAAATTGACTGGAATGTTATACAGGTAATTGCACTAGTTGGGCTAGTCCCAGCTATGCTAATTATAGGTGCAATATTTTTCCCATTTTTTACATCATATTACGGGAGATAGCATGATCAAGTATGAATACGGAATGCTAGTATTAGACAATACTGCATCTAAATCTGACGTAAAAGCAATTGATAACTTTATTCAAGATGCTAGGTTTCAGGAAAGAGAAAGAATTTTGACGGCAATTGATGAGCTAGAGCAGCAGTCTCATGCCACCAAGACTCCAATTTATCAGGATACTTTGTTTAAGAAAGTTCGTGAAATTGTGGCAGATACTCTCTAGGCATAAGCCTATCCCAATGCCCATTTGCAGAACCCTGAAATATTTTTCCAGTTTCTCTATCAACAAGTATCCACTTTTCGGGGGACTTGGTATGAACCACAAGGTCTATGGCCTGTTCTAGTTCTGGAAATACGTGGGGTTCTCTATCTGTCATCGTAATATTATACCATTGACTTTCTGATGCCAATCCTGTATAATAGACCTACATTGAGCTAAGGATTCCCATGCCAACTAGAGACCCAAGACCTACCAAGGTTAGGATTGGACCACAGACTTACAATATTGAATATCGCTATTCCCATGAAGATGGAATGTTGAGCGATGGCTCTCACGGATATACCCTGGATCAGGGTAACCTTATTGTAATAGCAAATGAGCTATCTGTTGGGAAACAAAAGGTTGTTGTAATGCATGAAATACTTCATGCTATGCGTATGATATTTGAAAATGGTTTGCCAGAAAAAGAAGCAGATTATGAAAAGTGGGAGCACTTTTTCATTGGGGTATACGAAAATGCACTCATTATGTTTATGAGAGATAATCCAGAAATTATAGATTGGATGATGACAGAATGAAAGACTATAAAGATTTAACTCTAGAAGAGCGAGAGCTTTGGGATGCAGGATATTCTGCTGGACATGACGCAGGATATGATGAAGGTTTTGATAATGGCATAGAGGCAGAGCCACAAGACGAAGCATATGAAGCAGGAGAAGAGGCGGGCTTTAAATCTGGCTTTGAGCAGGGCGTTGAAAAAGAAAGAGAGCGTGTTCAGTTCATTCTTAACATGATGTTTGAATCATCGCTTAATATGGGCAAGGGACAAAGAGCGGTATTCTACAGAGAAGTAATGGAACTACTAAAGCCAGCAGACATTAAAGAATATTATCCAGAGGACGATGACTTTTAATGCAAAGAAAAGCCATTCACAAAACTCCAGGAAATAAAACAAAGACACGCCAGCAGACTTTTGCAGAAGGATCCTTAGAAAGAAAGGCCAAGTTTCACGCCAAAGAGCAAAAGGCCTTTGACAAAGAAACAGAAAAACTTTTGAGCAAATATGCTAAGGCTTCATCGCAAACCAAATTGCCACCAGGCAAAGAAAGCCGATAACACTAATAAGTTCGATAGTCATTAAGATATTATAGCTTAAAGTTCGGCGGTAAAATAGAGTTACCCATGCTACTCCGTAGCAATATCCTCTAGTAAGCCTATAGCTGCTATAATGCTTATATGGAAAATGTATATAAAGTCCCAAACTTCTTACCCCCAGAAGAGCTTGAAGAAATAGATCGTATATTGACGGATGAAAATTTATGGTCTTTAAGGTCTGAAAAGAAAGAAGATGCAAGGCTTGGAAGAGTTATTTATACAATTGAAATGCCACATCGCATAAAAGAAAACATAAAACAAAAAGTAGAAAAATTGCTAGAAAAAGAACTTCCTAACATAAACCTTATGTTTGCTCATTATGAAGCTAAGTACGGACATCCAAATCTAGCACCACATTTTGATGGGGACAATAATAGTGTAATCATAGATTATCAATATAAGTCTAATACTTTTTGGCCACTGGGATTAGACACAGAAGTTTTTGAAATGAATGACAATGATGCTCTTATTTTTAATCCTAATCAGTATCCACACTGGAGGCCCCACAAGGTCTTCAAAGAGGGTGAGTTTGTAACCATGATATTCTTTAGATTTCCAGATCAATCTGGCCAGATAAACTATTCACATTTAAACCTATTAGAAAATGATCCAGCTTTTGATAAGGCCAAAAAGGTGAGGGATAACCTACTCTAAAATCCAGGGGTATCAAACCAGAGCATCCCAATCCCCTATATAAACATAATACTGATATAATAGATCAATAGGAGATATTATGGAAACTATCTATAGATGTATGACATGTGGCAACAATCTACCAGGTGATGGAGATAAGATGCCGAAGTGCAATTACTGTTCAGAAGAGACAGTTATGACTGCTGTTACAGAAGAGAACAAAGACTCTTTGCAGCCAAGCAACCCATATATCCCAGACACTCCAAAAGATGAGTAATCTTCAAATACTAGCTATTGTTTTATCAAGCATGTTTCTTTTGGGAGCTACCATTTTAGTGCTATTGGATATAGACGATAGACGCAAAAGAAAATAGCCCATATCCAGTCAAACGAAGGTTTTGATGCCCCCCTCAAAATCGATTTTAAGGCTAATTAGGCTATGGTTTTGACATGATTTCTGGGAAAAATATATTACTGATCGTAATGGTTTTTATAGTGGAGAGAAGTGGAGGAAAGTGGTATGGGTAACTGAGCGTATTAAACCTTAAGCTCGTAATCTTTCTCAAACCATTATATCCCCAAACCATTCAAATGTCAAGCCCCAAACCATATATTTATCAAACCGTTATATGCCCAAACCTTCAAATAAAACTATCCGAAATCAAGGATAATTGGTTTGTTATTGTATCTTATATAGGGGNAATTTATTAAAAGGNTTTGGTTATTTTTATAAATACCTGGGAATTTTTATGCCCCATCGTAATGTCTATTTATCTTTGTTATCTTCTGGCTTCGCCAGTATTCCAATAGCTGCCAAACCCTTGTACCACAAAAAGCGGGGGTATCCAAACCAAGCCTTGATCCTATTCTCCATAGCTATATAAGAATCAATATCTTTTTGATACTGATCACTATTCTTATACTCCTCTGTAGTAAAATGAGGATGTATAGATTCTTTACTGAAGAAACCTCTAGGACTCATGTATATAGTATATCAGGTATTAAGGTTTGCCTAAGTACCCCCAAACCAAATATAACGGTTTGATAACGATATAATGACAAAACTTTCTGGGATTTTTTTCGTTGCGTTCGTAATGTCTATTTATTTAAATTTGGATATAGAGGTTTGGATCTGCGAAAAATATTCTGGGGTTCTTAATGTCTGGTTCGTAAAGGTTTGGGCACTAGGGATAGATCACTGCGGCCAGACAGGGGCCACATTAAAGTGACCCCTGACTATTACTTCTCGTTATTGTTTTTTGTTACAGCCAAAGTTAGAATCTGGTCTAGGTCTTCAAACCCTGTATCATTCAGACCAATGCCTGTAAGCAAGATTGAAAAACTCTCGTCAATAATTTCTCCTGCTGGGCTGTCCTCATCTATAGCAATAAGCTCTGTGTATGCACAATAAGCAAGTGGCAGACCTAAGTCATTGAACTCAACATAGTCTTCAAATTGCTCGTCATCTCTATAGTCCATCCACACATCTGCTAGAATGGCACACTTATTAGAAAAGGTAGTTTTCATCTTGTATCATCTCCCATTGTTCTTCTTTCTCCCACTTAGCAGCTTCCAAAATCACCATAAGTCTGTTATAGGTTATGTTGTTATCTCTACCCAAATACATACCAACTTGGTCTAAATCTAAAGTTAGGTCATTTACTAGGCTACCGATTTTGATTGCTGTTTTTTCTGCTGTGCTTTGCCTGTGTCTTGTCATTATTCTCCTGTGCGTATTGTATCAGAAATTGGGTGGGGTGTCAAGGTGAAAGTAGAAAGTCCTTGACACCCCTTGGATACCCTGGCTACCCCTAACCAGCTGTATCCATGATGCGGAGCTAGGCTCAGACGCATCAATCTTTATTTAGTTAGATTACATCTTCAGCGTACTTTGGCAATTGATCGAAATACATCTTGAGTCTGTCAGACATCTTGTGCCAGTATTCCATCCTGAATCCGTCTAGGCCATACCACACGTCCTGCTCATTGCTGAAGTACTCATCCCTATTAAAACCTAGGGCCATGATTTCTTCAGCTGTTAACTTGACAGGCTCATCGAATTCCTCGTGACCATACCTGTTAACGATGTATACATGTATCTTCCAGCTGGCGGGGTCCCAATATGAATTCCCTCCCTCATCCAGCTCTTCAGGCATGTAGATGTTAAGGTCATAGTCAATAAGAGTCTTGTTACGGTTCTTGTTACGATACATAGTTTGTGACATACCCGCTCCCCTCACAAGGCTTGCAATCTGGGTCTCCATACTCCCACCCGTCTTCGTCATAGCATTCACATTCTACCTGAACACTAAGCAGACAACTGTCCCACTCATTGTCCCACGGTAGCTCAGTAATGTAGTAACCTAATCTATTTACATAGCTTCTGCCTGCTACGATAATATCGCATAGGTCACCTTGCACCCAAGTCCATACGAACTTTTCATCAACAGTCTTGACATAGTCATACTCTTCCCCAAAGGTTTCAAACATATGCTCATTGGGGTCTTTGCTAAACTGGTTTTTGGTAGGCTTGAACTTATCAGCCCAGTTGCCCCAGCCTTGATACTCTACTGCTTCTACTTTCTCAATCATCATTAGTCGTGATTCCTTACATCAAATATACCGTTTAGAAAACCACCAGCAATCAATATGAATGCCAGTATAGTTAGAAACTCCACACTTACCTACTTTCTAAAAGTGGAAATCCACAGGAACAAGATACCAGTTATCATCACCTTTGTCAATACTTTCACGCATGTATTTTCTGGAGGTAGCCTCATGTTCTATGTCAAAGAAATAAGACTGATAGTCCCATACCCCCATGCATAGGTCGTATAGTTTCTTGATAGGGTATAAGTCCATGCCTGCTTTGAAATGGTCAAACTCAAAGTCCTGCAGGCTGTCTAGTATCTCTGTTAGATTTATTTTACGTGCTTCTTCTTCATACGTAGACAATTCCTGCTGCCTGTATTTGTGAGCGGTATCTAGGTATTCCTCAAACTCATCGTCAGACTGGTGTCTAATATCTCCAGTCCAGTCATCATTATATTGGTTGTCACCTGTAGCCCAACGTCCGCCACCTGTTACAAACCAGTCAAACCATGTATTGTGTGTATCTCCACTACCTAATTGGTCTTCAAGATAACTTTTGACAGAGCGATGAGCATGTGATACGTCATCTGCTTTTACTGCAATGTATTGTATTACGTGCATTTGTCTACTTTCGATTGGGGTTAGTTACTAAAAACATTATAGCCTGCCATGCCTATTTTGTCAACTACATAGCTCTGGCATTGCATCCATGCAGTCTCACCAAAGAAATACTTAGGCCTGTCATTTCCAGCGGTAACTTTATAGTAATCATAATAGTTATCCGCCTCATATACCCTCACACCATTCTGATGGAAGATACCTTTCCAACATGATACGTCTGATACTTTTGGTCTTTTATTTGCATATACCTGCATGAATTTCTACTTTCAGTTGGGAATCAATTATCTCAAAATTTGGGGGATTTGTCAACAGGTTCGTAATTAATTTTTTATGTTTAATAGATTATGTTAACCTGCCGCAGCTCGAAAGAGCAGGATCCCCTACTCTTCCTCCAGCAAATCATACTGAACTTCTAAATCATAAGTCCAGTCTTCAACAGCCTGTTCAATAGTTGTCTCATCAGTATCAATCTCAATGATGCCTTCTTTATAGATTGATACCTGCCAAACTTGCCTAGACATCTAGAGCCATCTCTCTGCCGTATTCCATGATAACTTCTTCAAACTTGTCCCCCTCCAAAGCCTCATAGACTTGTTCTAGAACAGTCTCAGGAACTTCATTGGTATCAAGAACAAACAGTGGATGTCCCTCATGGAACTGCCACCAGTCGCCATTGATGTTTGAAATAAAGATTGCCATTATACTTTCTCCCACTTNAGTGAATCAACATACTCTATGTATGCTGTGTGTTCCATAAACTCTACCCCACATTTTAGCAGGTATACCTGTGTTGTGTCAATACTTCCGCTAATGTAGTCCCAGTCATCTGAAAACTCTTCTACTTCCTCTATGCTGTCATACAGGCTATAGAGGTGACTAACCATAAAATCTGTTAGTTGGTTTAGTTTAGTAAAATCATTTGTCTTAGTCACTTTAGCAGACCATACCCTATTCTGTCTCTTGATTATCAATATGAGCTACTTCCCAAAATCCGTCTGGCAAATGTGCGTGTATCTCTTGTCCAATATCCATAGCTTCAGGCGAACTATCTGCCTCAACATCATACTGAGCTGTATAAGTAACAATAAACTTTTTCTTAGGATTATTCACAATCAACCAATCTTTCTAATTCCTCATCAGGTATAGTATCTAGTGTAGCAAGGGCATCTGACAATATAGCAGCCATCTGCTGTTTGAACTCATCGTCCCCTGCATTAGAAATAAACTTAGTCCATGTACTAATTGTGCTACTCATTATGCTACTCTCTCTAGGGTGAATGGGTCTAACTCTTGGTTGAAATACATATACTGACACTCAACACAGAAACCTAATTCTTCGTGCCAAATATCTTCCTCAACATATTCTCCACAATGTCCAAATCTATTACAGGGTAGATAACCATTAGACTCATACTCTTGGTTACCCTCACAGATACGGCAGAATGGGTTACAGTCAAAATTGCCATCATGGGCAGGGCATACTTTCATCATAGGAACAATTATAGTAGTAGGGTCAGACATTTTCTTCTTCGTCATCATCTTCCTCATCTTCCTCTACTTCTTCAACATCAATGGAATAAATACCGTCATAAGTTATGTCGTTGTCCATTGTGTCACCCCAGCTTGTCCAAGCAAGTTTCTCTGCTTCGTCTTCGCTATCAGCTTCAAGGTATCCAGCAAAATCAACACGCATTGTTACATAGTATTTGGGCATAATCTACTTTCTTTAGGTTGTAATTATTATAGGGTAGGGGTCAGACATTTTCAA